TGCTATTATAACGATGTAGGCAATAATGCAGACAAACAAAACAAGGTAACAAAATATGTCAAAATTACTAAAGAAAATTAAAAACGCGCAAGTAGCTGACAATAACGGCGTTGTAGTTGGCACAGTACACAACGTATATGACAACGAAGGTCAAACAGTAATTGTGTACAAGCTAGTAAACGGTAATGATGACGAAGCCAACTTGAGCTGGTTGCTTTGGAACAATTACTCGTTCACCCGTAACGGCAAAGTACTTGACAATATGAAAATTTTAGCTGCGTCAGTTTAGTAAATTATCAATTAAAACAAAGCGCCTACGGGCGCTTTTTCATGCCTGAGTTTCGGTGCTAAATAATAAACACAAACGAGGTTTATTACACATGGCAGTGAACGGAAAACAGAAGGGCAACTCCTTCGAAAGAACTATATCAAATATGCTCAGTGAACGCTTCTGCGAGCACTTAGGACTCGAGCAAGGGTTTAGACGTAACCCGGACTCAGGAAGCTTCTTTGGGGGTTCTAATAAGTCTAGGGTGGAAACCCACGACACCGACTTCGCTGTTTATGGTGACCTCATTTGTCCACGTTCCTTTATTTTCAGCATTGAATGCAAATCCTACAAAACGCCACCTACTCTAGATTCCATAGCTAAACAGTCAGTTAAGCAGTGGGATACCTGGATTAGTCAAGCCGAGCAAGACGCTGAGATGGGCAATAAAGAGTCCCTACTCGTCGTAAAATATAATCGTACAGAAATCATGTGCTTCTTGAAAAAGAGCTTCCATGCTACTTCGGATTGGAAAGAAATTGAAGGATTCGCCAAATACAAGGACTATATATTAATGAGTGTTACAGATTTCTTATCAGTTTCTGATGAGAAGTTTTTTAAAGAATAAATTTTTAAAACCGTTGGAATTGCTTACGAGCATGGTTAGTACTAGAGGTTAAATTGTCAACGCTACAATCCCTAGTGATGATGGATTCCAACGTTAAAAGGCAGCACAGACTTTACACAATACTGACGGCGTGAACGGGTACTAAAGACACCCAAAAACGTGACAAGATTATTAATCAGTGTGTAAGGTAATGGCAAACTGTGTGGGCCTTTAGTGAGATAGGCACCTCGGTTCTGTTAAGCTTTACACTCGTGTTTAACGGAATATTGGTTGGAGAAGCCAACCCGCATTGAAGACGGCATTGAAGAATGCACCGTTTGGATGAGCTTGCGAGTGCCCCGGGCGAATGGGTAACATAGTGGGTGTTTCGTCCGGTGATATGACTTATATGGTCAGGTTCCATCGTGCTTGAGTACTACATTACATAGTAAGAAAGAGAGTATAAAACGAACTACCATAACGGACAAGGCCTCAATAACCTTGGTTTGTATAGTGAAATTAGACGAGCTTAGAACTTAGATAGCTAATAAGGCTATGAGTAATTATGCAATTTACAGAGATTGGAATACCGGATATAAGTTAGAGGTAAGAGAGGGACTTGTGGTGTTTTTTAACATGCACTAAGATGTCAACTGTCCGTGAGGGCGGTTTCCCGCACTGTACAAAGAAATTTCTACAGTGTATGACCCCTTGAAGGTCTGCTTATAAAACTTAAGTAGAACTCAGTGATGGCCTCGCAAGGTAGTTATTACCCTAGTTAGTAATCTTGACGGGTAATCACAACGCCTTGGATGTACCACAAAAGGATATCGCTCTGCAAGAAAAAGAGTTCATCATCCGCAACCTTACGGACGCACGTATATGACGCCAAGTCAACGTAGCAAATGATGAACGGCAACGATAGCTGCTTAATGGCAACCGCGTTGGTCATTAGGCAGTCGCAATACTTGAAACAATACGACATGGGCTTAGACAGAGGGCTAAGCAGGCGAATTACATAATGTAGCCTATAAGCAAGTCGAAACCATAGTATGTCACTTCTTTAGTTTATTCTAATCCATTACTTTTGTTAAGAAACTATGCGCTTCCGCCGCAGGGTAATGTGTTAAGGACCTGCTCGAAATTGAGATGTAGTGATCTCAACGTTAGACAGTTATTAGACAGGGGAAAACGAAACTAGCATTCTGTATAAAAATGTGATGTTTTAAAGATTTGGTATATTAGTTTTAAACCAGCGTTTGACGCCGAGAGGTTTAGTTGGGGAATAACACAGCTTCTGATTAAGTTCTTTAGCTTGTGCCGGAGGATGTTGCAGACTGTAATGTTATAGAGTGAACTCACTTAGTTGGGAGGTGATTTATAATACTGCGCATCGTTATGTTGATACGATTAGTAAAAAATTAAACGTAAAAAATGAAGTAAAAAATTAAAGTAAAATATTATTTGTAAAGATTAGACTGTAAATTCCGAACCCAGTAAAAGAATTCAAAGATAATCGTATTCAACAAACAAACTCATTTAAAACTAGCTGAAAAGTTATGGCATTGGGAAACGAGCACTCGCACTAGTCAATGGTATTCGCTAGGCTGCACATCCATAAAAATGCAGTAGAGAACGGGGATCGACGGCGACGGAATGTTCTTATTTTTTTGTTTTTTAAGAATTTTTTGTTAATCTAGTTGTTTAAGGCTTGCCCATATCGGGCGAGCCATAATCTTCTAACCTTGGAATGCCTGCATACACATAATAGTCACTTCGTGCTATTAATATTAATAACAATAATTAAAATATAATCAATCATTCGAAATAATTAATAAGAGTTAAGCTATCGATAGATATTATAGACGCAGCAAGTTCCTTGCGAAGTCTACTAATAGCTAGCGAGTAACGGCAACGGAGTTGCAGGAACATTACTATCATTCATTATTATAAATGATTCATCATATTCTAGGTTGAATATCAGTAAAAATATCTAAGCGGATCGGCTAGAACATAGGACGGGATTAATAGGAATTCAGGCAATAAAAAAGGGCCAATGCTATGACCCTTCCTTGTAGTACTCTTTGAGCTTTTTAACTAATTGCTGCCGTTCTCGGGATGACATCATCCAACATGTTTCGTAACCAAAGCCACCTTGTCCATAAATAGCCAAGTACTGGATTTCATCAGTTAATTTATCTTGATTCTTCTCAAGACCCCGAATCATGGCCATTACCTGTTGTGGGTCGCCTGATCCGAGGAGCGCGTAAAAAAACTCATTTGATCGAAGTTAACATCAATAGTATGTTCGTGCTGGCAGTTTTGGCATTTCGTATCCAATTTACTCTGCACGCCGTGATTATTCATGTCGTCCACCTTTTCCTTTATCTTCGCTGACGATTCCCTGTCAATTTCCATGAAGAACTCAGTTATAAATTGCGGCTCAGTAACAACGTTGCCAGCAAGAGATACACTCGCAATAGAGCTCATAAGTATGTCTCGGTTCAACGTAGACATCTCTTTGTACATTTTACTGAATACAGCTAAGCGCTCATCGTCACTTACGCCAGAATCGGGTGATAAAGCACGCAGACTCTTACTTTCCTTGTAGCCAATATCAAGTATTTTCTTGTATTGACTAAAGTCGTACGGGTGCAACATCACTTCCAGATCACCATCCAACTCTACAACATTAAAGCCCTCGCCAAAACGTCTAACACTAGACAACACCATATCTAAATCAAGTGTTTTCTTTTGTACATGGCCGCATTTAGGACAAGTTTCGTCAATGTCATGCTCCTTGCCGTACGAGTTGCGACGGATTTCAGTCATCAACAATCTAATGTCAATGTGTAAAAGCTTGGTTGGGTCACTAATTGCAGGACAGCAACTCTTTATAACCGAAACAATGCTTTCGCCATTTAGTAAGCCGTCTGGGTTGTTTAGTAAAGTTTCGTCTGAACCTGTCATGGGCTTAATACCCACTTCAAGTTGATCATTATCTGCTGTGATGAAGCCTTCAGGATAAGCACCGATGTCAGTGCCTAAAAGACGCACCCAGGATTTAGGCTTCCTGAACGCCCCTGCCAAAGGGTTGTTGGCTGTCATTTGTGTCATTCTGTTACTCCGTTTTAAGATATACGTGTATTTAGTTAAATTCAAGCACTGTTTTTAAAGTGCTAAATATTCATATAGGATAAGGTTTAGTACGGAATTATGGAAGAAGTAAGCCCGGTAATTATTACCGATATAGACAGTGTCGCCATAAGAACACTAGCTCAAGAAGAGACGTTAAAGTCCCTAATAAAACTCGTTCAGAAATCCTACAACTTAGACAAAGCACACGGTAAAAAAGTAGAAGATCAGTTAAAACGCATTGCTGACAAGCTTGATGACCCAACCGGCATGGGCGAGATAGGCGATGTTGTTGATTCCATAGAAGGACTTGACTTCGACGAGCTAAAACAAGAGCTAGCCGATATCGGCGAAACACTCGAAGACAATTACAAAGAACAAGTTAAAGAAAACAAGCGCCGCCCGTCTTCAGGACCTGGTCCTGCCAACGCGCCAATGAATAACCGTGAACCTGATTTATCCGGGAAATTAGACACCATGTTAGGTGGCTTTATAGGCCGTATGGATATGGGTTTCGGCGGTATAATGGCCAAAACAGGCCAAATACTGAGCGCGTTTTCGATAGCTGCACTGGTAGGAAACTTGGCAAACCTAGCCGAGAACTCACGATCAGCTGGCGCACTTATACAAAGTTTTGGATCATCTGCAGAAATAGCAGGCAACTTTATTTCCAACACTGCTGATAACGTCCTTCGTTTTGGTACAAGTGTTGAGGACTTAAACAGCATTTATAATGAGCACGCCATCGCGCTTAATGCGTACCAAAGAGCCACAGGAAAAAGCTTCGCCCAAACAGTTTCGGGCATGGCTGATTTTGGTGATATTGTCGGCGTAACTTCGAGACAAATGCTTGAGTATAGCGCAAGCGAATTCTCCCGTCAACGTCTTTTAGGGCAAATAGACCAACTCAATCAAAACCAAATGCAGAACTTAGCACGCCGCGCCATAGAAAATATGACGGAATACAGTGCTAGATTGGGTATTGGGATTGAAGAGATAGACAAAGCAGTAAACGGGTTAATGGATGCGCCAGATACTCGTTTTATTATGAGCTCATTAAGCTTAGCTGGGCAAGAAGCTGTTAAAGAAATGACAATGGCTTTTGCCGACGCGCCTGAGGTGTCTAAAACATTAAGAGACCAACTTGCTAATTTACAACTAGGCCGCCCGATTGATCAGGAGCTCGTAAGAGGTCTAGCATCAAGTGGTTTAGGTGATGTTATACCAGCGCTAACTGAAGAACTAAACAGCGTGATGTCGGGTGATACGACCGCCATTGAGCGCTTGCGTAATACATTAGCAGTTCGTTTCCAGCAAATGACAGACGACCAACGAAAAGCAACTCTAGCAGTAGCACAAAGCGTCGGCGGAACTTATTTGCAGTTTGCGAATGACGCGCTTTCTTTAACCGAAGATATGCGCAGTAGCATGACTGATGAACAGCGTGCCGCTGAACGCAGAATACGAAACCAAGCTGCGTTTATACGTGAGTTCAACAATCGCTTGACTACAATGTTCCAAGGCTTGCTTACTCAAGTACTAAACTATTTCGTTGGTTTTGATGATGTAAACAAGCTGTTTAATAAGGAAGGCGAATTCACTGAAGAAGCTGTCAACAAGATGAGTAAATTCTTCAGTGACATACGTAGTTTTATAGACGGGTTTGTGTCCGGCTTCGGTACAGTATTTGACGTCCTAAAAGTGATTGGATCCGGTCTTTTATGGGTGGCTGACACTATTGGGTCAGTTATGTCTGTCTTTGGGATAGAAACTGAAAATGCGGCTAATACGCTTGGTTACGTAGCGGGATTATTAGTAGGCGGCGTAATGTTATTGGCTACCCCGGTTAGACTATTAGTAGGCGCGTTTAAAATGGCAGGTCGTGTATTGATGGCTTTTGACATTGTTGGCCTGTTTAAGTCACTACCCTCGATGGTACGTGTGTTTGCTGGTGGTGTAATAAAGGCAACGACCTCTGCTTTCAGCACAATATCAGGCGGATTAGCTCGTTTGTTTACTGTGTTAGGACCGCAGATGTTAGGCGGCGTATCGACTTTCCTAAACAAGTCATTATTCTGGTTAGGCGCGGTCGCACAACGGGCATTGCCTTGGTTGCTGTCTAGAATCCCTGCTTTGTTTGGTCCGGTAGGTATCGCTATTAGTACATTAATAACCGGCATAATAGACGGCTATATGAACTCTGACGCTGATACTTTTATAGGGAAAGTAATAGACAGCATTATGAGTCTGCCGCGCACTTTTGCAGGCTGGATTTATGACATGGTCGACACTGTCGCTAGCTGGCTTGGTTTTGACTCTACATCGTTTACTAACGCATTGCGTGATATTAACTCACCACTTGGTATACTGTTTGATTTGCTAACTTTTGTTGGCCAACAAATATCAGCCGTGGGCGACTGGGTAGCACAGAAATGGGATGCTGCTAAGTCGTGGTTTACTGGTGACGACGACAGCGCAACCGTAATGAAAGACACCGCTAAACAAGTCAATAATGATGTAGTAGAGCACGCGTCCGGTGTTGCCAAAGACTATGCCAATAATGTTAAGCGTCAAGCCCCTAGGATGAACAGCGGCAATATACAACGCGATGCGCAACTAATTAGAAATGCTTCGGTTTCCAACATAGTAAATAACACTAGAGCCGGTAATATAGATAACTCTACATTTACTGAGCAACGAAACTCGCAAATAACTGAGGCAGAGAAATTAAAAGAGGCGGTAGTAACTGCGCAAGAGACTGGCAACACAGCTAACCTTGATGCGCTTGTTGAAAAACTAGACCAACTTATAGCTGCTCAGACAGAGAATAATAGATATTCTCGTGAAATAAGCTCTAACACAAAGGGCACAATTAAGGGAATAGGTTAATAAATGACTTGGAAAAAGTATTTTAATCAATCGCCGACTAACACGAATCCAGGATCATTCAAATCTTCTGGCGCAAGCCATGGGAGCTTCGATAAAGATGCAGCATGGCTACCAGAGTACTACTCCGGTTCACAAGACAGAATACACCGTTACGCGCAATATGACACAATGGACTTGGATCACGAAGTTCATTTAGCGCTTAACACTATTGCAGAATTCTGCGTACAGGACGACGAAGACAATAAGCTGCCGTTTGAAGTTAGCTGGGTAGAAGATCCTACTGAGAGTGAAACTGAAACTATTAATCGTTTATTGCGCCAATGGTGCGAACTAAACGAATGGCGCAGACGTGCGGTTACTACATTCCGTGGCACTATAAAGTACGGCGACCAGTTCTTTATACGAGACCCTGAAACTTTCAAGCTTCACTGGGTAGATGTGGCTGATGTAAAATACGTAATTGTTAACGAAGCTGACAACAAACGTATTGAGTTTTACGCCATGGCTAATATCTCGTTTAACTTAAAAGACGGTGTTGCTAGTGATTTCGATCCTAATAACACTCACAACGCTAATAACCTGTCAGTGCAACATTGGTCTAAATCGGCTAAGACTACAGGTGTTTCGTCAGCTAATACTGATGAAGAGATTACTTACATATCGGCTGACCACGTAGTTCATATAAGTATGTCCGAGGGCATGAATATGACATGGCCGTTTGGCGTTAGTGAGCTAGAAAAAGTGTTCAAGATTTATAAGCAGAAAGAACTGCTTGAAGACAGTATTTTGATTTACCGTATTCACCGAGCACCTGAACGCCGTGTATTCTTTATTGATACTGGTGACTTACCGCCACACAAGGCAAAAGCTCACTTGGAATCAACTCGTATGGAAGTACAGCAAAAGCGCATACCGCAAAAAACAGGTAATGGTGAAAACAATATCATGGACTCGGCGTACAACCCGCTAAGCATGATTGAAGATTACTTTTTCGCAGTAACAGCGAGCGGTCGAGGCTCTCGAGTTGAAACACTTCCAGGCGGCCAAGGCCTAGGCGAAATTGATGACTTGAAATATTTCAACAACAAATTAATAAGAGCGTTGAGTATTCCTAGTTCGTATTTGCCTACTGGGCCAGAAGACGGTACGGCGCCTTTCCAAGACGGTAAGGTGTCTAATGCGTTTATCCAAGAGTTCAGATTTGATAGATATTGTCGTCGTTTGCAAAATATTGTTATAGACGAATTAAACCATGAATTCAAGATGTATTGTAAGCATTCCGGTATCCGCGTAGATACTGGTACGTTTGACATCCAATTCTGTGAGCCTCAGAACTTCAGTAACTATCGTGAAGTTGAGATGAATATGCAGTTCGCTAGCGCGTATGCACAAATGTCGGATTACGAACATATCTCTAAACGATTTGCTATGAAGAAATACTTAGGCTGGGATGATAACGATATACTAGAAAACGAACGTCTTTGGAAACAAGAAAACGGCATTAAAGACGAGGCTGGTGAAGAAATCGCCAGAACCACAGTTGCACGTGAAGCTGGTCTAACTAGCTCTGCGATTAAACAGTACCAAAACAAAGCTAGGGAAGAATAATGCGTATAGATGAAATATACGATCCTGCTAGGGATAGAAGTGTAGTTAGATTATCTACAGACGTTCGCAGACCTCAGCTGACACTTAAACACCTACAACAGATGCGCAAGTCTAGGGACTTCAAAAGAATCGAAGAGATTGAGCGTATGAAGCTGATGCAAATAATGTACGGTGGCGATGTAGGCGGAGGCGGCCCTGGAGGCGGCCTAGGCGGCGGAGGTTTCGGCGGAGAAATTGATTTTGACGACGGACCTGCTTTAGGCGAAGAATAGTAAAAATAGTTATAAGTAGTAAGAATGCGCTTTTTGGACCAAAACCAGGCCCCTAGAGCGCATTTTTTTATGCGCTTCATAAATAGAACATAGAAAAACTGTGATTTTTCAATAGGAGTGTAAGAACATGAACAAGCTAGAACAAGTATTTGACCTTCTTATTAACGAAGACAATACTGCTGCTTCGAAACTCTTTCACGAAATCGTTGTTGAGACAGCACGTGACATTTATGCAGATGTTTCAAAGGCTGTTGGTGTTTCTGAATCTTCAGATGAAGAAGACGCAGAGGAAGACGATTCCGAAAAGAAGGACAAAGTAGTTAAAGAAGAAGACATGGGCGATTTGTCTGACGAAGTATCTGACGAAGTATCTGATACTGAAGTAGACGACGAAATGTCTGACGACGATGTTGAAGTAGACGACGAAGTATCTGACGAAGATGCAGGCGACGTTGAAGACCGCGTCGAAGATCTTGAAGCTGCGTTTGCTGAATTAGCTGCTGAGTTCGAAGAACTTGCAGGTGATGATGTAGACATGGACGCTGATCCAGAAATGGACGGCGGTGACTTAGACAGCGAAATCGATGATCCAGAAATGGGTTCTGACGAAGAGCTAGCTGGCACACTATAAGGGATAATGATGAATAAGCTGTATGAATATATGGGACCTGAACGTTCGCAAATTCGAATTACCGAAGGCGCAGACGATAATGGTCGTGCTTTTTATATGGAAGGCATCTTCATACAAGCTGACGTTCGAAATCATAACCAGCGCGTTTATCCAATGGACGAAATCAGCGGCGCCGTTGCTCAACTTAAAGAGCGTATGGAACGCGGAGAATCAGTCCTAGGTGAGCTGGATCATCCCGATGAACTAACAATTAACTTGGATCGTGTTAGTCATGTTATCACCGACATTTACATGAAAGGCAATAACGGAATTGGCAAACTTAAAGTGATCGAGAATACCCCGTGTGGTAAAATCGTTCATGGCTTGCTTAGTTCTAATGTTCGTCTTGGTGTGAGTTCGCGCGGTTCTGGTAACGTAGACAACCAGGGCTATGTAAGTGACTTTGAAATCGTAACGGTTGATATAGTTGCCCAACCTTCTGCCCCGGAAGCATATCCGCAAACAATTTATGAGAGTCTTTTTAACATGCGCGGTGGCGCTGGAATTTATGAAGCTGCTGCGCAAGCTGCGCACGGTGACAAAGTTGCAGATAAACACCTACCGTCAATGCTAATGGCACTCATAAAAGAGTTAAAACCTTAAAAGGAGAAAGCCGAATGAGTGTTAACAAAGTTTTAAAAAATGCTCAACTAAGTGAGTCTGATCGTAACATGGTTCAAGAAGCATGGGACAAACAGATCGCTGAGGCTCGTAGTTCAATTGGTGCTGAGCTTCGTCGTGAGTTTGCTCAAAAGTATGAGCACGACAAGTCAACTATCGCAGAAGCTGCTGAAAAATTCGTAAGCGATCAATTACGTGAGTCTATGACCCGTATCGCTAATTACGAAAAAGAGCTTAGCGAAGCCAAGGCGAAGTTGCATAAACAGAATGCTAAGCAATTAAAAGCTATGCAGGAATTTGTGCTTCGTAAGCTTAAAGGCGAAGTTGGCGAGTTGCATGAAGATCGTAAACGTATGAACGAATCAGTTAAGAAAGCGAATAAATTCATTAAAGAGTCTATCGCTAATGAGTTAACTGAGTTCGCTCAAGATAAGAAAGCACTTAATGAACAGCGCGTCGCGTTGATCAACGAAGGCCGCGCTAAGTTGCGCGAAGCCAAAGCGAAATTTATCGCTCGTGCGAGTAGCAAGACATCTGAACTAGTAGAGTCAACTCTACGTTCGGAATTGACTGCTCTTCGCCAAGACATTGCCGAAGCTCGTGAAAACAAGTTCGGTAGAAAAATATTCGAGGCATTTGCATCAGAATTTGGTGGCTCTCTACTTGTAGAAGGCACTGAGCTGGGCACTGCTAAGAAGGCAAACGCCAAGGCATCTCAAGCGATTAAAAAACTGTCTGAAGCACAAAACAAGCTTAAGGCGGAATTAGAAGTCACTAAAGATAACCTGGCTCGCACCCGCAAGATGAACGAGATGTTATCTCCGCTTAGCGGGCGACAACAATCGGTGATGGAAGGTTTGTTAGAGAGTGTTCAGACTAAAGATCTGGACAAAGCTTTCAAGCGATATCTACCAACTGTATTGGGCGAACAACAACAAAAACCGTCAGAAGGACGTTCTAAACTGTCTGAACGCAGAAACCGCAAGTCTACTTTGAGTGCCAGAGATGGCCGTCGTAGAGGTGCTGAATCTCGTCGGAAGCAAGTAAACGAATCGAATGATGACGTAGAATTGAAAGAGATTACACGACTAGCTGGTATCAGCAAAGTTTAAGTCTCTACACTAATTAAGAATAATCAAGGAGAATAAGATGAGTAAGGTTCTTAATGAGAATTGGGGAGTTACCAAGAACGCTTTGCTGGAAGGCCTTCAGGGTTCTGTTCGCAAGACTACTGATGTAGTACTGGAAAATGCTCGAAAGCAAGCGCTTAGAGAAAGTGCCACAAGTGGTTCAACCGGTACTGGTAATATCGCCACTGTTAACAAAATTATGCTTCCGTTGCTACGCCGCGTTATGCCTAGCACGATTGCAAATGAAATCATGGGTGTTCAGCCTATGACTGGTCCAGTAGGCCAAATCCATACTCTACGTGTAAACTACGCAGAAGACGGTGCTGGTTTTAAAGCTGGACAAGAAGCGTTTAACCCGTTTGACATCGCGAAAGCGTACTCAGGTAACAACGTAGCGAACTCGTCTACGTCACCACTACCTGGTCCAAGTTCAACTGCCTCTATGGAAGGTGAACCTGGTCGCCGTATGTCTGTAAACATCTTGAAAGAGACTGTTGAAGTTAAATCTCGTAAGCTATCTGCGAGCTGGACTTTCGAAGCTGCACAAGATGCTGAAGCTGTTCATGGCATCGACATCGAAGCAGAAATCATGGAAGCTATTGCGCAAGAAATCACAGTTGAAATCGACCAAGAACTACTTGGCCGCTTACGCAACCTAGCTGGCGCACCTGCACAGAGCTACGATCAGAACGCTGTTTCTGGTACTGCTACATTCGTAGGTGACGAGCACGCTGCTCTTGCAACTATGATGAACCTTGAAAGTAACTTGATCTCACAACGTACACGTCGTGGTGTTGCTAACTTTGCGGTAGTAAGCCCTGTGGCACTAACTATCCTACAGTCTGCGACTACTTCTGCGTTCGCACGTACTACTGAAGGCAAGTTCGATGCACCTCTTAACACTAAGTTAGTTGGTACTCTGAACAACGCTATGAAGATCTACGTAGATCAGTTTGCGTCTTCTGACGAAGCTGTATTACTAGGTTATAAAGGCAACGAGACTGACGCTGGTGCGTTCTACTGTCCTTATATCCCGCTTCAATCAGTTGGTCCAATCATTGATCCTACTACTTTCCAACCAGTAGTAAGCTTCATGACTCGTTACGGATACTGTGAGCTGACTAACACAGCTAACTCTTTCGGTAACGCAGGCGACTACTACAGCCGTATCGGTATCAACACTTCTAACTTATCATTCTTCTAAGAGTGATTTGTTGAAATTAAAAAGCCGCTTTCGAGCGGCTTTTTTGTTGCTTGGAATTCTGTTAGTATATAAATAACTATAAAGGAGGACGTATGAAAATCGTAGAAGATAGAAAACTAGGAAACCCAGTCAGAGAACCGTAAAGAATTTTCTTGCGGTAATATAAATTGTGCTGTATTGTGTGTAACACCTGAAAACTATACATGGATTATTACAATGCAGCCTTATGTATATTATGGCTACGGTATTAAACTAAGTGAAGTTACTGAAGAAGAGTTTGACCAAATAGAAGAGGATGACTTTTTTCAAATTACTTGGTTTAGTGACACTTGCCGTGAGCAAGAATACGGCATTGCATTTATAGACAATGCATATCACTCACCATGGGACGAAGACACTACTGAAGATCCTTCCCTGTCTTATGCGGTGGATACTGGTGAAATTGACTCAGCGCGTATGAAGTATTTGCCGGAGTTACAAAAAGTTCTTGACCATCCGATGGTCAAAAAGTATAATAAGCAGATTAAATTTTACGTTTGTTGTACTGAAGTTTAACAGTAAACGTGGCCCTGATTTGGCATAAGTAGCCGGTCTCTAAAACCGCGAAAGTGGGTTCGAATCCCGCCGGGGTCACCAACCTAATTTACAAGGATATATAATGGTAATTCCTGTTGTCAATATTTATGTCAACAACTCGTCGTTCATATGCTCGTTTGGCGGACTCTGTCAATATACGACATCATCTGGCGGCTGTCATTACCCTGGTCCATGCAAGTTTAAAGTATAATTAAGGAGAAACGTCATGCGTTAGAACACTCAAAAACCATCACTTAAAATGTGGCGCTGGGGCAACGATAAGTTCGCCACCGGCTATAAAATATTCACTCTATTCCATTCTAAAACACTCGGTATCGACTTGTATCTATTCAGGTATCCCGAGGGTTCATTCATTCCTAAACATAAAGATCCTAAAACAAACGGTCCTACTACTCGTATAAACTTAGAACTCCGTAAAGCTCAGCAAGGCGGTGTTTTCAAGTGTAAGCGTAAATGGTCGTTGTTTGATAGATTGCACGTCTTTAGAGCAGATAGAGACTATCACTCTGTGTCTAAAATAGAGAAAGGCTCTCGATGGGTTCTGTCTTTGGGGATAGCAAACGTGTTCAAAAAACCACAGTAATAAAAAGGTACCTTATTCAATATAAATGTCCAGTAATTATGTAGGTTGCGCAGCTTTTGGATGAAAGATTGCTAAATAGACATATATAAAGAATAAGGTACCCTTTGATGAGATTCCAAGATATTAAAGAAGCCCGTAGAACTGGAGACGGTATTTCTTATAAAGAGAAAAAAGTAAAGGGTGAGCTGGACCGTGTTATAGCCGAATTGAGCGGTAAAGAATCACAAATGTTCACCGTTGCTGCTAAATACTATCGTAAGATAGCTCAAGAAGAAGAAAAAATTAAAAGAGCACGCGATGCTCTAAATGAAAAAATGAAGCAACGGTTCGATACGCTTTTTGATCCAACGGATGTGATCTATACTCGTGTAATCGAAACGGCTAGCTTAACTGTTTCAATGAGTAAGAAGTCTGAAAAAACCACCCAAACGGTGACAGACGTAGACGGCTTATTCGAAGACCTATTAGGCCTTGCTCCTGAATTAGCTGACAAAATCGGTCAGTTACGGGAGCAATACGTGAAAGTTGAGAACAAAGTTACTCAGTCACGTTTAGGCAAACCGAAGTTACACGATCCCAAGGAATCGGTTGACAACGGCGAAAGTGCACTCGCGGAAGGAGTGCTTGATAGTATCGTCGACTCTATCAAAGCTTACGCTATTAAACTGATGAATTGGATTAGTGACTGGGCGCGGGGGTACGACCGCAAGCTTGATTCAATCAAGTCTAGAGCACAGGCCGTCGGAATCCTGTAACGTACCGAATTTACTCTAATCGGTAATATTTAGGCCCCCTTGTGGGGCCTTTCCGTATCACTTTTCCAGCCTCGCCTAAACTAAATACTATGAAAATATATCAGGGAATGAATAACTAATGTCCTATGAATTTAATATCAATGGCGGCACTCGTTTTGTACTAACTAACGGTGAGTCATCAGGGATTGAAAACATTCGGTTAGAAGGGTCTGTTATTATAACAGAAGACTTAACTGTGCTAGGCAATAACACAGTTTTGGAAACATCAACCGTAACAATTGAAGATACAATTATCACTATAGGGCGCGGCACTGCTGAGCTAGACCCAAGTGATGCGTTTTTGTCTGGCGGCTTGATTGTAGAAAGACCGGCAGGTGAGAATCACAAAGGACTTTGGTACACACCTTCGGCGGGTAGCTTTATATTCGGCGAAACAGTAACAGACAGTGAAGACCAAATTACTGAACTAAGCCCGGACGCCTACACTGACGTTTCTATGGGCCATTTAACTGTGCATTATAACGCTGACGGCGCTGCTGATGCATATATTGGCGACCCGTCGTCTAAGTTTACTTCGTCAGGCACAGTACAGTTTGGTAAGCTTTCTAACGCTGAGTCAACGAACGTACAAGGCGAAAACGCGTCTTTTGACAATCCCAAAGACGTCCGTGTTAAAACGGGCGGGGCTGTGCGTGAAGAAGTTCGCGTAGAAGACTCTAGCTTTGGTGAATGGCGCGTTCGTACATCGTCACTCGTAGGCGCAGCTGGCTCAGAAATCGTTTATGATCAAGACCTTTACATGGGCAACGGCGAGTTCACTTACAACGGTGACACCGTACTTACTATGGGTTCTGGCGACTATGTTGTTTCTATTAATGACTTGCAAGGCGTAGTTGAGTTTAGGTTATTTGACTTACTAGATGTCGAAGGCGATCACCAAGAGTTTACGGGCGCGCCAAGGGAAGACGGCAAGTACTTGAAATTCAACGCTAGTGAAGGTGTATGGCTACCGTCCTTTATTACGCAAATAAACGAGATTGAAAACGTTAACGCTAGTGAAATTGAAGGCCATGTGTTGCAATATCGTCTAGACTCAGCAGACGGCGTGTATCGTTGGATGGAGTCTACAGTCGCTATGCCTGAGAAACTATTCCAGTTATTGGATGTAGACATGGCAACTGAGACAGTAGCAGAACCCGGCCAGTCTCTTATATGGTTTGAAGAAGACGAAGTATCCGGTGCAGGCTTCTGGCGTCCGTCATTTATCCCTAGTATACATTCAATCTTGGATGTAGAAAGCTCGCTACCAGACGCTGGAGACGAGGGTAAAGCCTTAATCTGGAATAACACAACAGGCAAGTGGGTTTTAAGCGCTACGAGCTTTGTAGAGGTGTTAGACGACCTTGCTGACGTTAACGGAGTACTTAACCTTGACGATAAGGCGTTTCTTAAGTATGACTTGGACAATTCGCAATGGGTGCCTGGATTTGTAGACGACATTGGTGAAATTACTAATGTTAGGGAAATGACAAACGGTGCTACCCAAGACAACAAGATTCTTAAGTACAACTTCAGTGACCAAGTCTGGGAAGCCGGTATAATTGACGACTTAGCTGAAATCGGTAACGTTGATATTGCTGATTACGGCACAGTAGAAGAAGGCCATACAATAAAGTGGGACGTGGTAAACGCTCGCTGGGTTACTGGACCTGCATTGTCTACGTTATTTGATGTAACTGATGTAAAAGAAACTGAAGGCTCCATGGCCGAAGGACGCTTCCTTGTATGGCGCGCAAACGGTGCAGATGGTCCTGGTTGGTATCAGTCTGACATGGGCCAAGTGCAAGTTCTGGATGATTTGAATGACGTTATTATCGCTCAAGGCGACTTGTCTGACGGAAAAGTCCTGCGATACAATAGTTCTTTATCCCAGTGGGAACCGGGTATAATACAGCAAATTACTGAGATCGGCGATGTTACTATTGACTATGATTCGCAGTCAATTAACGGCATTAAAGATCAACACGTATTGAAGTGGAACGGTAGTCGCTTTGTAAATGGATTTGTTAGTAAAATTTCAGACATTGAAAATGTTGACGCAGTTGACAACCCGACTGACGGTGACTTCTTACGTTATGTCGAGAGTACAGGACGCTGGTCTAACAGTCCGATCAACTCAATCGACGAAATAGTAAACGTTGAATTAGGCGGAATCGCTGACGGCAAAGTACTGGAGTGGGATTCGTCTGCGAACAGCGGGCAAGGTGCGTTCGTCCCTAGTGCAGGAACCCGTGTCGAGTATTTCGGTGATTTAATTGATGTCACTGTCCCGGAAGACCCTACCCAAATAACTGTTGGTTCTGCACTACGTTTTAACGGTAGTAAGTGGACACCGTACGATTATTCATTCCCGGAGGCTATCGGTGATATGAATAATGTTATTATCACTGGCCCTACTACTGGTGATGCTCTTTTATTCAACGGCACTGACTGGGTAAACGGCAACATACCTCATCCTACTCGCTTAGAACAGCTACGCGATGACGTTGATTTAAACACTCCGCTCAATGGCGAAGTGCTAATGTACGATGGTACTAATTGGATTAACTCGACGGCAGTTGTGGTTGATGTGTTAAACGACTTAGATGACGTTGAACTAACTGCGCTAAGTGATGATCAGTTCTTGCGTTATGACATTGCCGAAGCGCGATGGAAAAACCAGTCTGTAAAAATTCCTGTTAACATATTAGATCTTGAAGACGTTAATCCTAACTACAGATTACCGGACGATAACCCTAATTACGAAGAACCCCAAAACGGTGAAGTACTTCGATTTAACGGTGTATTTTGGCAAGGCGTAACACTGCCTGTTTACGATCAACTAGATGATTTGCTGGATGTGAGTATTAGTGGTGCAGCCGTTGATCACGTGTTGTATTACAATGGCGCTGGCTGGCAAAACCGCAAGCTAGACTTCATATCCAATATGGGTGATTTACTTGACGTTAGCGCTGATTCGCCTACTAATGGATCCATATTAATTTATGACGGCCCGACCTCTGAATGGGTTGCAAGCAGTGTAGGCGATTTAAACATCGTAATTGACGATTTAGATGATGTCGACACGCTTAGTGTACAAGCAGGTCACGTGCTAACTGCTGTGCCTGACGGTGACGGTTTCTCATGGACTAACCAAGCCCCGGCTTATAGTACTTTAGGTTCACTAGATGACGTTAATGATGGCTCACGCGCACTAGGCAAATACTTGCGTTATGATGGCACTCGCTGGGTTGCTAGTGAGCTAGTTACTAGTGAAATCTTGGACTCGTTGATTGAAGAGTTATCACTTGATGAGCTAGGCGATGTCACTATAGACAATACCCTTGACACCGGCGACATGCTTGTTCATGTTGAAGGCGTATGGGTTAATCAAAACGTAGGTGAAGCTTTCGGTCAATATGCAACCATTGGTGACTTAGGTAACGTAACCGCTGATACACCGCTTGCTGGTGACACTATTGTCTATGACGATGTAACTGGCAAATACGTGTCTGTTAACTTGGTTCAAGTAGTTAAAACTGGTCTAAACCTTGCAGAACTAGCAGGAACTGAAGACGGCGAACAATATGTCTGGGACGCAACTGGTGCCGAGTGGGTAGTTAAACACTTAGGTGACCCAACAGGCGCACCTGACGCTGGTAAAGTCCTTACTTGGGATGGCACAAAATGGACCACTCAAGATTTGCCTGAAGACAAGTTCATCAAACTATTGAGTGAATTAGACGACGTTCAAACCGACGATTTGGCTGCCATACAAAACAACCAAATACTACGCTGGAATGCTGCTAGTCAGTTCTGGGAAAACGTAGATTGGCCTAGTATTTCACTGCACATGCTTGAAGACGTTAATTTCGTGACACCTGCTGTAAATGATTTAGTTGTTTACGACGGTACCGAATGGGTTAATTTAGATTTACCGGTAATTGCAGGTAACGTCCTTGAACTGGATAACTTGTCTAACGTAAACGCTTCTGTTCCTAGCGATCACCAAGTATTAGCGTATAACACCGCTGATGGCGAGTGGCAAAGTACTGATATTGCTACAGTTGCAAATAACAACTTGAATTTGTCTGACTTGGCAGATGTGTTCGATGGTGTTTCTCCGAGTGGGGAGACAAAATTCTTGGCTTGGGACTTTGACAATTCTCGATGGAGTGTTAGTTCAGTATCGTTAAACGCTTTCGCAATTAACGAGTTAAGCAACGTTACAATATCGTCGCCGACGTCTGGTGATTTCCTTAGATTTGACGGCGCAGAATGGATAAATGATAGCGTAGTTATCCCAACTACATTAGATAGCTTGTTAGATGTTAGTACAACAAATCCGTCAGACGGCGCGTTCTTAACATACGAAGAACAGTCAAATGAATGGGTTGGTAGAAACTTTCTAATAGTTGAGTCATTAAGTGATTTAACAGACGTTAATACAACTGGTGTACAAGCAGGTGACACACTAATTTACCAAGGCGGCGCATGGGTTCCTATCCAAGTTCCTCCAGTAACACTTGAGTCACGTGACTTGACTGATGTGTCGGATACGGCTGCTACTGACGGACAAGTTCTATTATGGAACGAATCTGCAGGGCAATGGGAACCAAACGACATGCCGGATCCGTTTATTCCTGCGGTCTTAAACGACTTAAGTAATGTTAACGTTCCTGCACCGTCCGCTGATGACGTGCTTGTTTTTGACAGTGTTAGTGGTGAATGGATAGCCGCTGCTTTTAACACGTTAGTTAACATAGAACTCGGCCAGCTTACTAATGTGTCGTTGTCAAACGTTTCTGATTCACACGTACTAGCGTATAACTCAGCAACTGGTGATTGGGAGAACGCGACCTTAGGCTCACTAGGTATTGGCGTGAGTGACTTAGGTGATGTTTCCGGTACAGCGAATGCCGACAATCGTTTCCTGATTTATAACGACACTACTGGCCAATGGGATATAACTGTATTCCAAACAATTAGTATGATTGAGGATGTCAATGCAGCTGGCGCAACAAGCGGTGATGCCCTTGTGTGGAACGGCACCCAATTTGTTCCTGGCTCTCCGGGCAACGTAAATGCCGAATCACTAAATGGACAACCTGCGTCTGCATATTTGCGCTCAGATGAAGCTGATGTTGGTGTGGCTCTAGAACTTAGTGACGTAAGACCTCTTGAGTTCTCTAGCACATCAGAGGTAAGAATTGGCGCTGCCGCAGCACCGCGACTTGGTATATACGCCCCGCGTGTTAGTGTGCTGGCCGATGGTATATCGTTGGATTATAGTCCGCTTGACACAGCTGGTGTCAAACTTGTACCCGACACGGCGCCTGCACTCACTGAAGCTGGCTTCATGTGGTGTGATTCAAGTGATAACTCGTTAATGTTTTATAACGGTTCTGAACAGCTTAACATTTCAAATATAGCGACTCAGAATTATATCGTTAATGATACTGACGGTGAGCTTACTAGCCTAACTATTACGGCAGCCGAAGCGAAAATGTATGTAGAGGGTACGACTAACGAGAATACACGTTTCACGTTCTCTGACAAAGCCACAGACAAAGCCGCACTTGTTGACATGGGCGCAAGCATACTAACTGATATCGGCGGCACTAACGGTAACGCTGGCGCTCAGACGGTAGCAGTCGCTGGTAAAACAGTGTTGTATAGTGACGCTGGTGATGTATACAGACGTAACGGATCCGGTACTGATCGTTTAGCGACTATCTCTGACATTCAGGCTGAAATCATAACAGCTAACGCAAGTTATACGACAGTAAGTGGTGACTCAGTAGCGCTAAGTGAAGGTAATAGTCTAGTTCGCTATGCTATTCCGGATAATACAACAAGTGTGATGAACATCTCTGGTATTGATCAATTAGAAACTGGTAACTCAGTAGTTATAGCGGCAACGGCAAATACTGTTATATCTAATTGGGGTACTAACTCTAGATTGAGAATGGAGGTTACAGGCTTAACGGGCATGTACGTAAACGGCGTTTATACGTCAGGTACTACACATATTATTGACTTAAGTGTTACGCCTAACATTACACTTTACTTCTACGAAGACGGATCCAATAAGTACTTTATTTGTCAAGCGTCCTAGACGCTTGACTTGTAAAACGTGTTACTTATGCACGGGTAAGTAGGATATTCAGGGGCTTCATCAATCATTTGGTGAAGCTTTTTTATATTCTTTTTAGGCCTAAGAGTGTGCGCTACTCCCTTATGTAAAGGCGTAGGCCATTGACCTATATTGACCCAAGCATAACTTATATGCTCGTCGTTTAATATTGGTGTGAATTCATTGGGTATTATCCAGACGTAAGTGTAATAGAAAAAGTTACTGTCGGCGCCTTGATAGATGTCAAACGGATGCACTTTTAAGGCTGTAGGCACTTTGCCTATTTCCTCATGTAGCTCGCGCCTAAGCCCGTCTATTGTAGTTTCGCCGTTTTCAATCTTACCGCCCCAAATACCCCAACCAGCTCGTTTGGTATTTGCTTTATTGCGTAGGGCGAAAAGAACACGTCGAGTGTCCTTCGCCACAATAATACAACCCGCCGCACTTATTTGATTAGTATTTTCCATCGTTCCGGTCCGTATTCGTTTAAGTATGTGTAAACCCAACCGTTTATTTTATCGTATTTAAGGTGTTTGTTACTGCTAGAGACATAAACAAAATCAGTTATGTCTTCATTAGCCCTGTCTTCGGCAATTTTGCGATTAAAAACAATAACCCAGCGCCCGTCTTTAAACTCAATGATATCATCAGCTTCGGGTAAAGTGTGGCAATCAAAAAGCCAATTCTCGCTGTGCTGTGTTAAATCCAATGTCAGTATATAACGCTGCCCTTCAGCTGGATCGGGTAAGCCGTTTCCTGGTTCTGTTTTATTCGGGTTAACAAGCTTATCAACATTTGGTAGCGTGTTAGTAGGCAACGTCGTTTCGTCTAATTCAATGCCAATAATGTAAGAGTTACTAGGCATTTCTGTAAACTTAAAGTAAATGTCACCTTGTTTGTTAGTTGGAAAACTCGCAACGTTTACAACCAAAAATGATTCCAGGCCAGTTTGATAGAATGAATCCTTCCAATTTACAGGCTTTCCTTCTTGGTCGAATAATCCGGCTTGCATGTCATGTAACCCGTCTACCCCTATTTTGATATAGTAGTCTTCAGCACGCACAATTTGAGTCTTACGTTCTTCAAATTCTAATACACCGGCAGCTGGATCGTAAAACTTAGACATCTCTTCTTCTGAAATCTCTTTAGTAACATCCAAGCTCAACACAATATCTTCTATTAAACGCGAGCGCGTAACTTTAGCCGGCGGACTGATTTCGATAGGCACGTTGAATGTTAGTGACGCATATTCGCGCTCTTCATCAATTTGATTGCCTATTGAACGGTTAGTCCAGACAATATCATCCAAGCGAATAGAGGTGATATTAGACCAATCCAACATATTTGAATTTTGTTGAATTACCACATCCGGGTTAAACACCATAAGTATTTGCTCAATAATCTGCATCTTAGTGGTTGTGGTATTCGTTGAAATGTCAAGCTGAATAGTCAAGTTATAGGGCGCTGTCATATGGCGCTCTACGTCTATTTTGTTCCCCTTGCCTGATCTGTCGTACCCGTCCTCTGTATGGCGCTGCTCGACAACAGACACAGTAGATGTGTGAGTTTGGTGCTTTCTACGCTCAGGCGCTGGCTTTAGGTCTACAATGTAGTAACTCATAATAACGCCGGGCAAGATAGAGTTCTCACTATTCTTGTTAAGAATTTGTGCTGCCTGACGTTGCATGTCGCCGTATATGATCGGAACCTCATGTTCAGTGAATATCCCGTCACTGTTAGGCCCTGTCTGATATCTTAGGAAGCTGAACGTCCTCATAAACTGTATCAGATAACGTCTTATTTGCTTATCATAAAAGAATGTGTTCATTAGTCTTCCTTGGGTTTAACCACGCTACTCAGAGCTTGACGTTGTTTGATAGTAGTACCGTCAGTCATCTTGTCTGTTTTGTCGTTGTCTATGAAGCTGTCTGTTACACGGTTAGCCGCAGTCCATGGCTTCTTAACATAATCGATTGTGATTTTCTTAAACTTTTTGCCTTGCTTTTGGTACAATGTTGCGGGCGAAAAGTCAGTACGCAAAAAGTAGTCGCCGTCTTCCATTTCTTCCGGGAACTCATCACCCTCGCCAAATACTTCTGTACTGTGAGGCGGAGCACCATCACCTGAACCGTAGTAGAATTTAGGATCGCCGTTATCGTCTTCAAATATATAAAGGTGTTGTGATGTAGTGACAATTGGATCACTTGGCACGTAGCTTTCTGCTTCTTCGAGTCCTGTTTCTTTTATTTCGTCTAACGTTGATTTACCGCTAATAATACTAGCGAGAGTTAGGCCGCCGTCATCAACACCTGCAACGTCTTGGTGACTGCCGTGTCCGGACTGGTCAACATCAACTGGTATTTTGTTGCCGTCTGCGTCTAACACAAACGTAATACCGGACGAACCTATAATGTCAGAGTACAAGTCACTAGCTGAAAGTATTTTGGCTTTAATGCGCCAAATATGCGGCCACCATCTCGGGTCGTACCCAGTGTCTGACTTGTAGCCGTCCTGCACAACGAAAAATTTGTTGTACGCGGGTACGTCTTCGCCTAAAGCAAAATGCTCGCGTAAGTGCGGCAACTCTAACACGTCACCGTTCATTAGTTTCCTGCCTAGGACGTCAACCATTTGATTGATGTGGAAGTCAATTACAATAGTGTCGTTAGACAGCATGAAGCCGAACTGGGTTAAGTCAAACTCAGTATCATTCGGCGTATACGATCCTGGCAATTCGTAAATCGCATCATCGTACTTCCTGTTTCTGTTTTCCATGAAAACAACGTCTTCAATAGTTGACTCGTCTCCCTGGCTAGTACCTGCGTATTTGTGGATAAAGACACCTGTCCCGCCCACTTCAAAGTTTTCTTTTATAACGCGGTCTAGAAAATGGTAATCGCTAGTCTTTTTAGGATTCCATAGCTTGAGTTTCGGCATTGTAAATTCCTGAATATAATTACAAGTATTTACCAAAAAGGTCTTGCACATTGGCGGGTAGATGTTAGAGTTAGATTGTAAACAAAAACAAGGTGAAACTTATGTCAAAATCGACTAATAAAATTGTAATACACGGTATTGATGACGCCGAGATTGTAGCCAGACAACTATCTTTAGGGGTAGCGCCGCGCGAAGAGGTCGAAAAATTCAAACTCTTCATTAGCGAAAAACTAAAAGACGATCCTGAGTTCCTTTCTATTTGCATTGTGCGTTTTGATCCTGTACTGTACGGTACATCAATAACGAGCAAAGAGCACAACGACAAAAATGACGTTGTTATTGATGTGAATGTACTACGTGCGCTCGCCGTTGTTATGAAACGTGCCTACCCTGACATTGCCGAAATGCTACGAGCAGAAGCACAAGTTAATTTCTACAGAGTTGGTGACTAATGACAGTTCAGAGAATTGGCTACGCCTGCAAGTTTATTGTGGACGACAGAGCCGAATACAAACGTTTAAATCAGCGAGCAACGACTAAGAAAAAACTTATGTCGTTGCCTGTACCTGACGCCCGCGCACTAGTGCGCGAGGTTGTCGAACACAATATTAACTCAATGGCGCTACAGTTTGGTAAGTTAGCGGCATTGCCGCATGCCTTGCGTATGTGCCGTATAGGTTCAGAAGTAATCCCGCTTTACAGTCACGAGTATTTCAGTGATGTTTTGTACCCTGAAAATGACGAAGCAACGGTCGAATTTAACGAATTCCTATCAGCAGGGCTTTATGCTGTTGGTGAGTTTGCGCGTGCGAATGATATACGCCTGAGTTTTCACCCAGGCCAATTTACCGTACTTGCGAGTGACCGCCCCGACGTCGTTGAAAAGTCTATTATTGAATTCGAGTACCACGCAACTGTGGCTCGTTTAATGGGCTACGGCCGCGAGTTTCAAGACTTCAAATGCAATGTTCATTTATCAGGCAAGGGCGGCGTCCCTGTCTTCCGTGAAACATTCGAGCGCTTAAGTCCCGAAGCACAGCGCATAATTACGATTGAAAACGACGAGTTCACAAGTTCACTTAACCGCTGCCTGGAAATAGCCGATTTGTGCCCTGTCGTGCTTGATGTGCACCACCATTTTATTAACAGCGGCCAATATATTCAGCCAGAAGATCCGCGCATAGAAGAAGTTATAGCGTCCTGGCGTGGCAAACGACCAGTACTACATTACTCAGTATCACCTGAAGAACTCTTCAGTCCTGAAGAATACATGCCTCAGACTACTGGTTTCCCTTCGCTTTCGGAGTTAGTTGAATCCGGTATACCTCGTAGTAAGTTACGAAAACATAGCGACTTTTACCACAATACTTGTATGAATAAATGGATAGCTAAGTTCAGAGACAAGTTTGATATAATGTGTGAGTCCAAAATGAAGAATGTAGCGTCGTTCCAGCTTTACGAATCCATAAAATAACACGAATGGATCTTGGTAAATATAAACAAAAACCAAGGTCCGACAGTGAAATATATTGTAAAAGTTGCACAACCCTATACCATTGATGAGGTGGTATCTGAGTTTGGATTATCCGTTGTTAAAATCCTACAAGCTGTCAGTGGCTATTTGATTATTGACGAAACGGATAACGACAAAATAGTTGAAATGCGAAAATCAGGGAAGTTTCGCATTATTGATGCTGAGCGTGAAATATCACGTTTCCCCGAAGAACACAACCAACCAATTGAAAACATTGAGTCGCAGGATTCCACGTCTGACTCACAGCTAACCATATTAGAATATTGGCACCTAAACGCAATCAGCAATACTGCTGGTGCGACTTCGGTATACGAAGAATACGACTTTAGGTTGGACGGATCCGGTACTGACATTTACGTAATAGATTCTGGAATTAACCCCGATCACCCCGACATAACGGGGCGCGTGTTTTCTGTCCCTGGTGTTGATTCAGATATAGATTATAATTTAACTGACACTGATGGTCATGGCACAACCGTGGCCATTTTTGCTGCTGGGATTAATGCGGGTATAGCACGCGGTGCGCACGTATGGTCAGCAAAGTGGGAATCTACTAATATTCAAATAGCAATTGCGCTCGATGCAGTGTTAGCACACCACCAAAATAAAAGTAACGGCCGTCCAAGTATAGTAAACATGAGCTTTGGTACGAGTGTTACTAGCGATAATCCTTATTATTATAGTGACGAGCCTGACAGTATAAAACCATTTGACGAGTACAGCACTGATATGGCTAAAGCGATGATTGCTGAAGGCATGCATGTTGTGACGGCTGCTGGCAACGGATTTGAGAATAAAACCAACGGCACGTTTTTACCGATGTTGGCAGAACTAATCAACCCAGCCCAGGCTAGTATTACCTCGGATGTAATTACCGTAGGTGCTACAAACACTGGGACGTACACAATTGCCAACCAAAGCCAAGAAAGTCCTAATAACGAAATGTCAGTGTTTTCTAATTACGGGCGTGCTGTTACTATTTCAGCCCCTGGACATCGCTTGCCTCACTTGCGTTACGATCAAACATATCATTTTGACTTTTCCGAATACGTTGTATCAAGTGGCACTAGTTTCTCGGCACCGTTAGTTGCTGGGGTAATTAGCTGTTGGCTACAAGAAAAACCAAACGAAACCCCTGCAAGCATAAAATCACAATTAGTGAACATTGCGTCAGATGGTCTAATAACCAATTTAGGCGGCACGCATGAAAACACTGACGGCGTGATTGCATGGGGCGGTGATATAATACAAGTAGAAGACACAAGTGCTACGGACGTTGAATATTCAGTTTACGACTACCAAATTGATTTAACTACGCCAAATAAGGTTCTATTCAACCCATGGCAAACGTATACCCCTGTTTATAATAACTCTAATTTAAGCCAGATCAGCGGGGACACGGACGGGAATATCGCCCCGGTGGATCTTGCAGCCGTATTTCAAACGATACTGGGAGAAGAGCCCTACGGTGTTCAATACAATTATGACGGCGGCATACCTGGCGTGACTATTGACTCGAACGGTACGTTGTCTGGTACGGCTGTACCCGCCGGTGATCATACATTAGAGATTGAATTCACCAACGGCTATCAAACATTTACTCGTGTATTTGATTTGACTATACCGTCTATATATGATGCTGAGTGGGTAACATTCACCGGGCGATTAACTGTGGAGCAAGTATAAGTATGATAAACAGAATAAAGAACTTTTTTAAAAGCCTTATATCTCCGCCTAAGAAGGAAGGATTAATCCTAAACGCCAAAGCAGAAATCCTGTCTAATTGGTCGTTTATTATTAGTGGCGAGCGTAATCCCAACGAACCGACTAATAATTACGCTGCTGTTCAGTTTAGGACTTCTACCGGGCAAGTGTATGTAAACGACCACACGGACTCGGATATGAGTTCTCAAACAGGGTATGTGAGTCGAGCAACATTTATGAACGTTAACGACACTAGTGATTTCAGTGACTATTATATTTGGGTTACTACTGAAAATTTCGACACGTTCAGCGACACTGCCCCTGAAGAAGAGAAAACAACTCGTTGGCAGCCGTTAGTTGATTACACGTTCAGATTTAGGTACGACCCGGAAGTCCATAACTCTAGTGCATTTAATAGTGTTTGTAATGTTTATGTGGTTTACTCGCCGTTTGGTGAGCCTACTTCTGTGCCGTTTGGAATGGATTTTAACGGAAGGATAACGTTTAATTATACAGAGGCTAAAACCCTAACAGTTAACCCAAATATAAGAGATCACTACTACGTGACGTCAGAAGGCAAAGAACTACAACCGCAGTCTTCATTTTACATTAGTTTGACTGAACTTAATTTTGCAGCACGCGGCCAATACGGCGCTGATTACGGCAATAAAATTGTTGCTGATAATACTATTTTGGCTGGCGCTAATGCCAACCGTAGCTCAGCAACATTCAATGAAGAATGGCAAACAAACGAAAACGCCGGCGTAGTGTATTGTTATGTGAAGAAGATTAGTGGCGTAACTACTAATATGTCAGTGGGCTCAACAAGAATCAATAAGTGGTTCACACTGCCTGTCACTGGCTCTCCGTATGAATTTACAGTACAAGGCCAAACTAACGCAACTGGATCTAATATCGAGTTTGAAATATACATATCGACTTCTTCGCCTAATTTTACGCCTGGTACGTTACAGGCACCAGACGAAAGTAGCGAGTATTTTAAACTATGTAACGCGACAATATATTCGCTACGCCACCAATAAAATAAGTGAGTAACTGATGTCAAATCAAAAAAATAAATTAATAAAACAACTTAAGCTTGAACTCGGTTCACAGATGATTGATGTCGAGCTAGACAAAGAGCACTATGAGCTGGCAATAGAACTCGCTATTGAGAAAATGCAACAGATTTCCGACGGCGGTGTGGAAGAAAGCATCTTGTTCATAACAGTGCAAGAAGATATGGGTCTTTACCAGTTGCCGGATGAAGTAAAGCAAGTTCGACACGTACATCGTAGAGGGCTCGGACACGCAGGCCAAACAATTACATTTGATCCGTATGAAGCCAGCTTTATGAATATGTATATATTGAATAACAAACAAACTGGCGGCCTTGCTACGTGGGAATTAGCACACCACCATTTAGAAACAATGGGGCGACTGTTGGGTGCCGAGGTGCCATTTATATTCAATCGTTCAAATAAGACGATTCACTTCCAGCGCAAATTTAGGCGCGATGAAGAACTCATGTTGACTGTGGATAATATTAAGCCGGAGATTGCAGTTTTAAGCGACGGCGATAGTCTGCCTTTCGTGCGCAAGTATGCACTTGGAAAGTGTAAAGTGATGTTAGGCGAAGCGCGTGAGAAGTTTGCAACAATAGCAGGCCCTAATGGCGGAACCCAGCTTAACGGTTCTCAGCTTAAGGCCGAAGGCACGCAAATGATGCAAGAAGCAGAAGAAGACCTTAAAAATTTACAAACAGGTAATGCTGGCTTGCCTGTTATTATAGGGTAATTATGAAATCAGGTATCATACATAATTCCAAAGACTTGAATAACAACGTAGTGGGCTCCAGTTATGAAGTCTCTACGTTTGTTTTGAGCGGCGATGCTAACAATTCTAACTCATATACCATGATGCGCTTTTCTATGACTGAGGTGTTATTGGAAGCAGGCGGCATAGGCGAGCGCGGATCTGAACAAGTGCGCAAAAACGGCTCACAAATTGGCACAACAGAAAACGGCTATAGACAAGCATCAGAGATCTGGAATAATAACTCAAACCCAACCAGCACACTGTGGTACTATGTGAAGGTTACTAATGAAGATGAAGCAGGCTGGCACGCAGGTGAAAACCTAACTGACGCTTGGAATCCACTCACAACTACAACCGGGTCTAGGTTTATTACCCAGCCTACCAATACAGGCCGCAACTCTAGATCAATAAGTATAGTAGAGCTTGAGGTTTACGTTAGAGCCTCTGCGTCTAAACCAACGTTTACTCCCGGTGAGTCTGGCGAACCAGCTTTTGATGAAAACTATGTGAAAATATGCGACGTTCTCTTGCGTAATACTTGGGAATACGAAGATAGGTGGCAGTTATAATGAAAGAAGGATTTACGTTTAATTCTAAAGGACCTGCTCGAGTTATGTTGAGTGAGTTTTACACTGGCGACGCTATTTTAGGCGAGCCCGGCAACGGCGTGATATTTACAAGCGGTAGAAACTGGGAACCGCAATATCCGGGCGGTGGCGACTATAGAACAAATGGCCGTATCGCAGTACTGGACAATCCTGGTTCTTACATCATCTCTGAACAAGTGCAGGGCGATACCATAGAGTTTGCAGCAACCGGTGGTGTAAACGTAAAAGTATATGACGGCGCACGCTTAATCTTTGATGAAGACGGGCCGTTTGTAATGAACAACGATATTGTATTTGAAGCAGGCTCCGGGCAATATGCAAACATAAACGAAGAGTTTTACGAGAACTGGACCGAGACAGCCAATACTGACTTCCCTTACTCAAGACGCCTTACATACAACACAGACTATCAAGGCGAAGCTGTGAATAAACATTGGCAAGTGGTGATTACTCATTTATGAACACTATAGGAACTAAAACAAAATTACAGTTGGCTTCTGGCGAACTAATTAACGCGACTGCCCTTCGTGCAGGTGATGTGTTACGTACTGTTAAAATAAAGTACTTGCCTGCTATAGACTCGCCTGAGTTTTTATCATGGCGTACGGGCGAACTTGAATTAGAGTACACTGAAGCAGAAGTAGTCACGCTCAAAACCGTACAGGAAAAAGTTGAGTTGATTAATATCAATAATGATGTATGGCTTTCGCCTGTTATGTTGGTATTGATTAAGCGCGAAGAACAGTGGATGTGGTCTCTTGCTTCGTCCCTTGTACCCGGCGACATTATTGTAGGCCATGATCGACAAGATATAAACGTCTTATCAGCCCATACGAGCGAAGAAAACTCGTCCATTAACGTGATGACATCCGTAAATAATAGTGCGATAGTTGGGTGTAATGGCTGTTTTGTGATACTTACGCAAGTAGCCGGAGGCAAATTAATGCAGTTTGGCAACGAAGTATTAGATCAAGACGCTCTTGCAGCAATGGGAATGACTATCGAGTAAACTTACAATTTGGAGTTCGTCATGAAATTTATGAAACGAGTACGTGTAGACAATACTAATACTGATTATGGTTATATGGTATATGGCGGCGGTACAGTAGTGTACTGTGATGACTTGGACGACTTGAACAGAGAACTTTACACGCCTGTTCAGAATGTTAGCTCGTATGATGGCAACGTGCCTTTAGTGACAGACTTGCAGAAGTTTGCAAATCTGAATGACTTGGAGGTAGTTCCAAACTGCGACCCTCATATGGATACATACGAACTCCATGATCGTAACAGAAACATAAAATTTGTGTTGACTGATTACGACGATGAAAAGATGTTTATGCACTTGATGTTGACTGGTAATCCGTCAGTTAAACTGGAGATGCCTGAAGAAGTGGATTGACATCCTTTCAAAAATAATGTATAATGGGGCCTAGTTAAGCGGAGAATAATAATAATGATAATTGCTTTACTAGGCTTCATCGGTTCAGGCAAAGGAACCGTTGGCGAGTGCCTTGTCGAAGATCATGGCTTCGTCCAAGAAAGTTTTGCCAAACCCCTAAAAGACGCAGTTTCCATCCTATACAGTTGGCCTAGACATTTACTGGAAGGCGACACAACTGAATCACGTGAATGGCGTGAACAACCCGACGCATATTGGTCTGAAATAATGGGCCGAGAAACCACCCCGCGTTCTGTTTTACAAAGTTTCGGTACTGACGTCATGCGTGAACATGTGCATACTGACTTCTGGGTCAAAAGCATGCAAAAACGTATAGCGGACCTCCCGGAAGGCACGAACGTGGTAATTACTGATTGTAGATTCAGAAATGAAATCAAAGCAATTAGGGAAATGGGCGGCAAAGTCGCGCACGTTAATGATGGCAAAAAGCGTGACTGGTTTTATATAGCACACCGCGCAGCGCAAGGAAACCGACAAAGTATCAAAGAAATGGCTGAGTTAGGTATCCATCGCAGCGAGTGGGATTGGATTAATACTGACCCTGATATTATTATTAATAATGTCTTTGAAGAACGCAATGATCGCAGCTTGCAACTCTTTAAGCAAGAAATAACCAAAAAGATATTCAATTAGGTCTTGTGGTTGAGTAGTGCCTGCGCTATATTGTATATGTTAATGAAGTAAAGGTAACTATGATGAAAGATTTAATTGTTTATGTCCATGGCTACGGCGGTAGTAAAAATTCAAGTACTGCCGCTAAAATTGCCGAACACATGCAAGAGTTAAGCAACGGCGAAATTGAAGTTATAGCCCTTGATTATGAATACATGAACCCGACTAAAGCGTTGCAGAGCTTGCATGACCAAATAGCTGAGATTGCCGATCAATACAGCAACATAATCGTGCTTGGTAATTCTTTAGGTGGTTATTACGCTGACTTATTGGCTAAATTTTATCCTGAGTTAGTTGACATATTATTGTTAATCAACCCAAGCTTAAATGCCCCTGAAAACTGTGTAAAATATATCGGTGAAGTAGTGAACTGGAAAAACAACAAGTACACTATTCGCGGTAATTTCGCACAAGAGTTGGCTGACATTGCGCACGGTGCTCCCGAGAGTTACGCGCCGGAAATGCCAGCTGTGGTGTTCTTGGGAATGGCCGACACTGTCGTTGACCCTAAACACACAATTGCTGTTATGAAAGAGCGCGCCGAAATCGTGCGTTTCAAAGGCGAAGGTCATGTGCTAAATATTGATAGAAAAGTAGTTGAAAGAATCTACAAAGAAATCAATATAAGCCAGACAGTATGAAAATAAACCAAATAATTACCGAAACAACCGATAACCTCTTCAATACAGCGGACGACATGGCATCCCGCAGGGCCATTGCTGATTACGTCTACGATATGCTTCAAAAAAGTTACAAGCGTATCGGTGGCCTAAAAGGTAGTGGCTTCGCCAGCCCTGAAGATATGGTGAACAAAATCCCTTTCTGGAAAGTGTTCCGTCGCGGCAGCGATATCAAAGCTGTAATGATGTATAAGGATAAAAACGGCCGTAAACGCGTCGCTACAGGCTCGGACGGTTCAGACGATGCCAAAGACTGGATTGCCGATCAATTTTTGCAAGACGCCAACGGCCGTTCTTTCGCTGAAATAAGCGGACCTAGTTTAGGCTTCCATAAGAAAACGTTAGGTGATACACTCGACGACATAAGCTTTACACATGACCAAGTCCGTGCAGCGTTACCTGGCACTGAGATTCGTCCTGTCCCAGGTAGCAAGTACGAGTATGAACGTTTCCTTAACGGTGAATGGATAACAAAGCGTATGGTGGGCAAAACCGGTAATAAGCTGTACCGCAAGTAAAAGAGATTATTTAGTCCAAAACTCCCAAAAAAGAAAAAAGCCCGTTTTAAGACGGGCTTTTGTTTGCCCGGTAGCTAAATACCGGAGTAAAAACAAAACCTAATAGGGAGTAATGAATAATGAGTTTGGTTTCACCAGGCGTACAAGTAGACATTATTGATGAATCGGTTGGTTCAGGCGCAAGTAACGGCACAGTGCCTTTAATTGTGTTGGCTACCGAGAAAGATAAGCTAACACCGGCTGGCAGTGAAATCGCCGAAGGTACTACTGACGCATATGCAGGTAAACTGCAATTGTTTACATCACAGCGCGAAATTCTACAAGCAATGGGCAACCCTAAGTTTCATAAACTTGGCGGCACCTCGTTGCATGGTTACGAGTTGAACGAATACGGCTTGCTAGCCGCTCACTCATATCTTGGTTCTAGCAACCGTGTTTATGTTGTGCGTGCGCCAATTGATTTGGCAGAGCTACAACCGCTTGACGAAGCACCTACGGGCGCACCACAAGCAGGCACTCACTGGCTTAACCTTAATGGTTCCCGTATCGGCATCAGCATTTATGACGGCAATACCGGTTCTTGGATTCCGCAAGAAGTTGAGTTTATTACTGATGCAAGTTCGCTTGACGCAAATGGCGTTCCACTTTCGTCTATTGAAGGTGATATCGGCCAATACGTTTGTGTTGCTGGTGTAGTCGCTGGCGCAGGCACAGGTCGCGAAGAGAACCGTATTTTCCGTAGAACAACTTCTGGCTGGGAATTACTAGACACTTCTGTAATAAGCGAAAAGCTAATTTTCCGTAGCCACACTAAGCCTCCGTTTGTGGATGAAATGGCTTCAATGACAGTTTCGGCACAGGGTTCAGGCTACGGTGTTGGTGATCGTATCGGTCTTGCTGAATCTGCAGGTACTGGTAGACTATTAATGGTTGACGTGACTGGCGTTGACTCAAACGGCGCAGTTACTTCGTTTGAAGTTGTGTCTTACGGTCGTGACTACTCTGGCGCCGGTATTGTGTCTACTCAAACAAGCGCATTACAATCCAACGGCAGCCCGTCAGCTGGTACTGGATTCGAGATTACAGGTGATACTCTTGCGTCTGGCGACATTTGGATTAAGACAAGTGAACCTGATTCTGGCACAAGCTTTGACATGAGTCTTTACGACGCGTCTGTAAGTCAGTGGATTGAACTAAGTGTACCTGTACACTTGTCACGTGACGCGGCTACTAAAGCAGGTTCTACTCCAGTAGCGGCTGTATACGACTTTAGTAACGAAGCACCAGGCACAGGTACTCTTGTTGCTGACTTTGCTATTATGCGTCACAACGGCCAAGGCGAAACAGTGGTTGAAGGTACAGTAACAGCACCTACAATTGGCGCGGGCAGCACATTAACTATCAATGGTTACGATGTAGTGTTAACTGGTACCGACGTGGCGTCTGCTGTAGTAGACATTACTAACGCTGGAATTCCTGATATCAAAGCTAAGCACGAAGGCGGCAAGCTTTATATCACGAACAAGAAAGGCTACGACATTAAACTAGTTAACACCGCTGGTACACCGACTGCTGACCTTGGATTAGAAAACACTTCATTCGCAGTAACTGGCGGATTCGTCCACAGTAACTGGGACTACCTTGACTATGTAGCAAGCGACAATGAAGAGCCGTTCCAAAACCCAAGTGACGGTACCCTTTGGTACAGTGAAAACTTCGGTGCTGACATCCTTGTTAATAACGGCGCAGGCAGCTGGGAAGACTTCCAGGGCACTGTATATATGCAACCAGCACTACCGCAAATTGGCATAGTGCGCGGTGACTTATGGATCGATACTGATCAAGTTGAAGATTACCCTGTAATGTATCGTTACAATGGTTCATCATGGGATAAAATCGACCCAACTGATCAGACTACGTCGTCTGGTATAGTGTTCGCTGATGCTCGTCCAAGTGCTACATTTGGTTCAGCTACTGGCGCAAATAACGGTAACTTAGTTGGTGCACCTGACTTAGACGCTGATGCTCCTGATCCGTTACTATATGCACGTGATATGCTGTTATTCAACACTCGTGCAAGCTCACACGTGGTAAAAGCTTGGGTAAACGAGCATGAACATGACGGCGTTCCTATTGGCGGCAGATGGGTACTAGAAAGTGGTCTGCGTACAGACGGCTCTGCATACTTTGGCAGACATGCGGTTAAACGTGTGATTATTGAAAGCATGGCAAGTGTGATTGTTAGTAACGAAGTTATCCGCGCTGAATCAGTTGAATACAACTTAATGGCAGCACCTGGATTCCCAGAGTTGTCTGATGAGCTACTTGCACTGAATGCTGATCGTAAGTATACAGCGTTTATCCCGCAAGACGCACCGTTCCGCTTAGCGCCTAAAGGCACTGATATCGAATCGTGGGCCAACAACCGTGCTGGCAGCCCGTCGAACGACGATGCTGGTCTAGTAACGTTCAGCCGTTATATTGGTGTATTCTACCCTGGTTGTGCTTATGCAACTAACGTAGATGGTGAAGAAGTAGTTGTTCCAATTACCCACAGTGTGTTGCGTACTTACGCGGCAAACGATTCAGTTTCGTATCCGTGGTTCGCTGCTGCTTTCAGTAGACGCGGTGTTATCACTAACGCGACAAGTGTTGGTTATATTGACGATGAAGGTGAGTACTCTACTGTTGAGTTGAGTGAAGGTCTACGTGACGTGCTTTATACAAATAAAGTAAACCCAGTTGCGTATATTCCTAACTCCGGCTTAGAGATTTACGGTAACAAGTCACTATACAATCTTTCAAGCTCGCTTGATAGAATCAACGTAGTACGACTTGAAAACTACCTACGTCAAAATATGCCTGGTCTAGCTCGTCCGTTCCTTGGTGAACAAAACGACAGACTAACGCGTGATCAAGTTCTTGATGTATTCGAAAGATACATGGAGACACTAATCACTCTGCGTGCAATTGAAGACTATGTTGTGATCTGTGACGAAAGTAACAACACGCCGGCTAGACGTGATCGTAATGAGCTATGGATTGACGTTGCTGTTATCCCGCTTAAGACTGTAGAATTTATCTACATTCCGGTACGATTCCGTAACTCAGGTGATAGCTTAAACATTAACTAATTTAATTAGTTAGATAAAAAGGGGCGCTATGCCCCTTTTTTGTGCCCTGAAGGCCGTAAATACTTTTGTAATCATTCTGTAACATTGAGGTGTTTTGATGAACTTTAGTAATATGGTTGAAGGCGTTAAGGCGATTGCCGAGTTTGTAACGCCGCTTGTACTGGTAGCGGCTTGTATTCTACTTGCTTAATATGATAGAAGAAAAGGGGCGCAAGGCCCCTTTTTAGTGCGAGAACTAGACTGGTAGCGACACCTACGCCCTCGACGTACCATACCTTAACGGTCCTAAGGCTGGATTCTTTTTAAATTATACTTGTATTTAGTGCCTTCAGTTGTTATAGTTACTTTGAACTTAAAAACGACAAGGTGAATGATATGTATACTCAAGAACAAGAACGAATCAAAGCAAAGACTATCGCAGCAATTAACAGCGCTCGCGAAGTGCTTAAGGCTGCCCGTGAAGGCAAAACCACCCAACGCGAGGCGTTTAACGCTCGTCAGAGCATAACTTCTGCTTTGATTATTTCTGACGCGGCTAACATTAGTCGTGATGAATACATCGGCTTATATGAGGATTGTTATGAGTAATACAGCCAAAATCGGTGTAATTAATGAAATCTTCGGTAGCGAGTTTATTATCAACGCTTCTGCGAAATCAGAGCCATACGGTGTTGATGGCTTGCCTAAAGGCTATGACCCGTTAATTACACCCACTTGTACGTTTGAACAGAGAACGTCTGAAACTCATCGCAATGAGCGTCGAACCTTTTTCTTAATCGAACATGGCGGTTTTGTGGTCGTTGGACGGCTATGCACTGCCATGCCCGGGAGCGGTTATGACGAATACGCTGTGATTCATAACTGCGAGCCTGCTGACACCGAAGACGGTGATATGGCAAAGCGCCGGTTTTATTCATGGCAAAAAACACTAGGACAGTGAGCATGACTACACTCAGAGAGTTTGTTCAAGAAGCGGTAATGCGCGACGTCTGGGTTTATGAAGAAAAAACTGAATACGACTTTTCGTATGAAAATAAGTACTTTGCTTTAAACCGAGCAGGGCACTTACATGGCATGTATTGCGGCACAACCAACAAAGCAACATGGTATAGCCGCCCAATGATGCAATTCAGTAAGAGCTATCGTAAATTCCAACGTATTAAATTAAAAGATGTGGAGGCCAAATGAGCCAGATTTTCCCTATACTTGAGCAGCTCAGTTCAAGTCGTTCTCGCTTGCACAAAGAAGCTGTGCTGAAGGATAATAAAGAAAACGTGCTGTTCCGTCGTGTTCTGCAATACGCACTTAATGGATTAATGCCATTTTATATGCGTGCCGCTCCTGAATTCACACCTGCTACGACTGACGCTTCTGTTACACTTGACGAGTTTTTGGATGTGCTGGATTTGTTATCAGCACGAGTAGTCACCGGCCATGCTGCGCGTGACTTAGTTATTGAGAACTTAAGTAAAATGTCACCCGGTGATGCTGATGTCGGCGCTCGTGTACTAGCCAAAGACCTGCGCTGCGGGATTAGTCATAAAACAGTAAACAAAATACTAGGCAAGGACTTTGTATCTGAATACCCTGTATTACTTGCTGAGAAAAAGTCAGACAAGTACATCGCTGAAAATATTACATGGCCTGCATTTTGCCAGAATAAGTTTGATGGTATGCGTTCAAATGCGGTGCTTGATACAGATGGCGCTGTGCTGTGGTTCACCCGTAACGGTAAAACACTGTCGTTCCATAACGTGCTAGACTGTTCAGTCACACAATTCGTTACTCATACAGGCCGTTCTTCAGGTATGCTGGATGGCGAGCTAGTGGTGCTTGACGAAAACGGCAACGTGCTACCTAGAAAAACAGGCAACGGCATTTTGAACAAAGCAATTAAAGGCACGATAAGCGAAGAAGAAGCCAGTCGTATCAGATTCCATGTTTGGGACTTTGTTGAACTAAGTGACTACACGATGCGCCGAGGTGAAACCCCGTATGTTGCTCGCTTGAATGACCTTGCCAAAATGGCAGAGGCTGACGTGCACGGTATTACAGTGGTAGAGACGAACGAAGTGCAAGACTTAAGTGAAGTTGAAGAGCACTTCAAGAAAGCTACGTCGAATGGTGAAGAAGGCGTGATGCTCAAAAACAAAACGCACTTGTGGAGTTCTACTCGCTCTAAGGAAATCATCAAATTCAAGATGGAACTTGAAGCTGACTTACTGTGCGTTGGCTGGGAGTTAGGTACTGGCAAAAACGCAGAGCGTCTAGGTGCATTAGTGCTTACAGATGGCACTGGCGAACTTAAAGTAAATGTTGGGTCAGGGTTTAACGACACACACCGCGACAATATAAAGGCAGAAGATGTGGTAGGCCAGATAGTCGCTGTTAAGTATAACGAGAAAATCCAACGCAACGACGGGTCATGGTCGTTATTCTTACCGATTTTTATTGAGATACGAAGCGACAAATCTGAGCCAAATACTCTTAACGAGCTGGCATAAAATAGTTGCAAAAATAATTTAAGGTACTATAATAAGTAGTACCTTAAAACACTAACTAAAAATAACAACAAAGGTGTTATCATGAGAAACAAAACTGCCAAACTAATTCGTAAGAAAGCACGCCAGACAGCACAGCAAGCGAGTTGGCCGACCTCTAATCCGGTTGTGCAATTTACTCGCAAAGTGCAAGTAGGCGGCGGCATTGTTGAGCTGCCCGGAACTATCGTTGAAGAGAATTCCGAACGTGCTTTGTACAAAACTTTTAAGCGCAAGTATAAAGCGTTTCGAAGTGCATGATTTATTGACGCGCCTCTCCTTTTAGCGCAATGCCCTCCGTAGGGCATCCCCCTTAACCCGCCTCCCGGCGGGTTTTTTTTGCTCAAAATACAAATACTTCTAGACTGCTAAATAGATATGAAGATCTACTTTTAGGAGTTTTAAAACATATGGCTGATTATTCAAAATTCGGTGTGCCGCTAGATGGTAATAAGTTAGGTATGCTTCAGCCGAAGTTCCAGTATAGGTTCCGCGTTGTTTTCAAAAACATCGGGTACTCATCTGACTCAAGGGTTCTTACACAGAATATAATTTCTGCCGAGCGTCCTAAGGTTGAATTCGCAACTGTTGAACAGAATGCATACAACTCGAAGGCGTACTTTGCAGGTAGACACACATGGCAACCAATCACTATTAGACTATACGATGATATGTCTAACGGTGTTGTATCTCTTATTGGTCAACAAGTACAGAAGCAAATGAACCATAGAGAACAAACTTCGGCAACCGCGGGCGCGAACTATAAGTTCACCTGCGAAATCCACACACTAGACGGTACAAATAACGATGAAATCGAGCGTTGGGTATGTGACGGATGTTGGATCCTGAACTATACTACGCCTGACAGTGAGTACACGTCGAACGAGGGTATGAATGAAGTTTCTATCCAACTTCAGTACGACACGGCTACCCAGTTAGTTGGCCCTAATGACTTAGGCGGCAACGTACGATCTGGCGATCCTATGCCTAATACCCCTAGTCCGGGTGATTCAATTAGCATCGGATAATAATTGATGGCAAGGCCTGATATTAATAGCCCTGGTATTGTGATCCAAGATTCCTGGCATGCCGCCAGGATCTTCGATCCTACTGATTACAACAATCCAAATGCGGTAACCTCGCTACCCACTTCTAAAGATTTATTCTTAGTTGAGTTTAAGTTTAACAACTTAAGCGAAGTAGGAAGGAAGTACGAAGAAGACATCCAGCAATCGTTCCTTATGAGCATCGTTCGCTCGGTAACAGGCGGCGGCATAAACACTGATGTGGCTTATGCAAAGGATCACCGCAACAAGAAGATAACGTATCATACCGGACTGTCGTATAATGATTTAAGCCTGACTATTGCTGATAGCGCAGACGGGCGAGCTCGCCACCTATACAACCTTTACCGTCGTTACTATTTCGGATCCGGGTGGGATTCATACAAAAACGGCGACAAAGAAGAAAAAGAACAAATAGGATCCGGCTTCCACTTCCATGGCTACAAAGTGGACGATGAAGATAACGTACCTGAGTACTTGCTTCAGTATGTGCGTATAGTGTCGTTATATGGTGGCCCACAGGGTCAAGTAATTGAGTATGTGAATCCACTCATTACAACATTCCAGCATGGTGGCCACAGCTATGATGAAGACGGCTTTAACTCGTTTGATATTACGCTTAAGCCGCAGTCTGTAGCATTAAAGACGTTTAACCGCCATGACTTCTTGGCCGTTATGCAAGACAACCTGCCGTTCTATGATGATAATATTAGATCAGGCGGCAAGCACTATTACCCGGACGGCAGTCCTACTCGCTACATTGGTAATAGATTTGACCTCGCGTCTGCTGCCCCGACTACTGAGATATTTCTTAATCAGGGCCAGAACACCACTAATGCCGCAGCCCAAGCCGAAAGAAACACGGCAGCTAACGCCATGGCGTCTGCACAGAACGCGACTACGACCCCTGCAGGTAGTACCTCGGTATTGTCTGGTGCTGTAGGCACAGGTGCAGTAGGTGGCACCGCTGGTAATACGGCAACCGCCGCAAAGAAAGCAGTGCAAGAAAAGCAGAAAGAAAAATCGTTTTTGGATAGCTTGCGAGAAAACGTGCCCGGCTTTGACGGATACGTGCAGATAGTAACTGACGCTCTCCCTGATTTTACTAACATTAATAGTGTTGCTAACTTCAGAGCTAGTGACTTGAAAAATGTACCTGATCGTTTAGGTAACCGCGCTAAGTGGCAAGGCACCGGTTTTGTAGAAGAAACAGCAAAAGAAGAATGGAAAGGCGCAGCCGAAAGCGTAAAAGACTGGTACAACTCGGAAGACGAGCCAGAGCAAGAAGATCCGGGCATCACTAATGGCTGATTTTAATTTTACAAGTGATACGAATAAGGCTGCTGAAAAGCGTTTATCGGGCATGCAATATCAACGTGAGTCAGTTGATTACCGACGTATATTCCCGTTAGTAAGTATATTCAGAAACGCTGGTGCGAGTAATACGGTTGCTGAGTTCGCTGCCCTGCAAATGTTTAACTTGGCTGAAACAACCGGTAAAAGCCCGTTCACTCTTGCACAAGAAACGATAGCCACAGGCAGCCTGTCTCTTGCAGATGATATCATTGATACACTTAATAGACTAGGGTACTCTGATATGCAATACGGCTCATACAGAGACTCTAGCGACCAAGTAATAGACCGTAACATTAAGAGATTTTGATGAGAAACCGATTTAGTCAAGGTATATACGAAGTACAAAATACCGAAAAGTATGTCGGTAATAAGCGCCCTACATATAGATCTTCGTGGGAAAGGGGATTCATGCACACGTTGGATCACCACCCATCTGTACTTGAATGGGCATCCGAACCTATAAAAATACCTTATGTCAACCCCCAAACTGGCCGCCCCGCTAACTACATTCCTGACTTTCTAATAAAGTATACGAAAGCTGACGGCTCTGTTGTAGTGGATTTGATTGAAATAAAACCCGCTAGTCAGACACACGAAAGTCGTGCAAAAAGTAAAAACGATAAAACACAGCAAGTTATCAATGCAGCAAAATGGGAGGCAGCAAGTAACTTCAGCAAAATGCGCGGAATAACTTTTCGGATATTAACTGAGGATCAGTTGTTCGGGAAGAAGAGTGGAACAAAAAGAAAAAAACAGGGCTTCGGATAAGCCCTGTTTTCGTATGTGTATAATTACGCGTTAGTAGTGTAAACTGAATCAAACGCTCGTGATTTACCAGTACCGGTTGAGTTAAGGCGCTGTGCAGTTTGGCCATTAACTTGGGCGGTAAGCTTACGGGTTTCAACGTTATAAATCATTTCGTCACCGTCGAACTTGCCTGGAACAGGAACAAACGTATTCGGTGAAATTGTCTCAGACTTAATACGGCGTAGCTTGATGCCAGTAGGACCTTTTAGTCCGGTAACTTCGTAAAATGTCGCTGGACCTTCTTCGGCTGTATAGAACACTTCACCTTTAGAAATGCCTAGCGGTTTCATGCGCTTAGCACGAGTTTCAAGCTTTTTAGCTTCCTTACGTGCAACACGCTCGGCTAGTGGCTTGACCCAATCGTTAATACGTGCGTCGCGAACTTCTGCGCTATCATATGCAAAAAACGCGTCAGGTGTTGCACGCTTACCTTGGAACATAGCTGCTTGGAATTTTTTGTTTTCTGGGTCGTCAGAAATATAAACCACAGCGTGGATTGATTCAAGCCCAGCAATACGAACAGGTGTTTTTCCTTCAATATAAGCTGCGCGGTCTTTGATCATTTCGTTAATAACGTCACGTTTTGACATACTATAGTTCCTCATGGGATTTGATAAGTTTACAATAAATTATTTTGGCATACGAATCCTAATTCTGCGCCAGTTGCATCCTTCGATGCTCTACAACCACAATTAATACCGTAGTTGGATAAGTCATTTCAAGCGTAGTATTGCACCAGCCGATCATGTTGTCAACACATTTTAACTAAATAAAAGAAATAAATCTGGTGGTAGTAATGCTAAACAAAAAAGTAGAAGAATCCTTAGACATGATGCCGGCAAGCGATTTACGAGATATTATAGACGATAAAGAAGTTATATCTAATTCAAAAGAAACCAAGCAAGAGTTGGTTGATCGTTTAAGTGCAATGGAGAAACTCGACGTTAGCTTGCCTAATATAAACGGGCTAGAAGAACACGAGGAAGAGATGAATCAGATCTCGGCTAAGGCCATGCAGTCTTTTAAAGACTTGATGGACCTAGGCTTGCAAGTAAACGACAACGCTGCTGGGCGTATGTTTGAAGTCGCGGCAACTATGCTAAAGATTGCACACGATAGCTCTTCGGCTAAGGCAGACAGAAAGCTTAAAATCTTAGACATGCTAATGAAAAAAGCCAAGCTAGATAATGATGTAGACCCTAGTAAGGGACAGGGCGGCGACGGTGTTACGTTAGACCGTGAAGAAATATTAAAGCAAATCAGGGATGCTGCGAAGAATGAGTCTTAATTTTACACGAAAATTTTCAGATTACTTGGGTGAATCTAACAAAACATATGAGGTGCAAGTAAAGCTAGCAAACGTGCACATGGAAGACGATATCGAAGAGGTTATCGAAGCAATAATCTCTAAGCTAGATATCGTTGAATCAACTGGGTATAGTGAGACACCAGTAGTTACATGCCATCCGGCATTCCCTAATCTAGGTCCAACGTTTGTTACGCACTGCAAATATGTGGTCAAGTACCCGTCAACCAATGATGAAATTCGTCGCCATCTTAATCATGCGCTACGAATGGACGAGACCAACTTGCACTTAGTAGTAGACGTGCACGCACGCGCTACACCGCCAGTTATGTGCGAAGATGACGACAGCGAATATGTACCTAAAGTGTCACACGAAATACAAGACGACGAGATTCCACAAACTGATCCTGAAGTTGTGGAGGTTGCTGAGTACGAACATCCTGAGCATTTCAAGCTGAGCAAATATGACATGAACAAGGAAACGTCTGGATTTGAGCGTGATATTGCAACATACGACGAAGAGCGCGACAGCGTAGAAAGTTCTTATACTGCTCGCCCTAATGCGCCTGAAGGCATAAGCCTGTTTTCAAGTGTAGATAATCCTGATCCAGGAGCGTAACTGTGCGAATAAGTGAAGTTCTTAATCCGCTATACGAGTTTACCAGCACGCCGCCGGACAGACCTATCACTAAGTCAGAGCTTGATGAGCTTGAAAAATATCTAGATCAGCTTTATGCGAAGCATGGTCTAGATATTGAGTTCACTCGCCATTTCCTTGATAGAGTAAACGACCAGCGCAACAAAAAGCAAATAACAACCGGCGAACTTTTTAAAATGTTTGGTAAAGCCCAGCGCGACTACGGGTCAGATTTTTCCACGATCCGCAAAAGCGAACAGGGCGTAATACACGACAAAGAAACGGATTTAAACGGTCCGTTTGTAATTGACTTTGACCGCCGCAAGAAGCAGTGGACTTTATTCGCTAAGACTGTTATGCGCAAGTCTAATTTCAAAACCACATCCAAAAAGTACGAGGTTTAAATGTCTGATGCGTTAGTAAAAACCCCGCACTCTAAAACGGCCTATACTAAAGCACAGTTAGGTGAGCTTGTAAAGTGCGGCAACCCGGATAACGGACATCTTCATTTTATTGAAAACTATTTTCAGATACAGCACCCTACTAAAGGGTCAATGAAGCTTAAGCCTTTTGACTTCCAGTACGGGTTGATTGATAGCTATCACAACTATCGAAGCTCTATAAGTCTCGTATCAAGGCAGATGGGTAAGTCCACGATAGCGGCTGCCTATCTTCTTTGGTATGCTATGTTTGTGCCTGACAGTATGATATTGATCGTATCTAACAAACACGACGGCGCTAAAGAGATCATGCACCGTATAAGATACGGCTACGAAAACTGTCCGGACTACGTGCGAAGCGGCGTAGTAGCGTACAACAAGCACTCCATAGAATTTGACAATGGCTCTCGTATCGTGGCGCAGGCAACAACTGAGAACTCAGGTCGTGGTTTGTCAATATCATTGGTATACATGGATGAATTTGCATTCGTACAGCCCCGTATCGCTAAAGAATTCTGGACAGCACTATCGCCGACGTTATCAACAGGTGGTAAATGTATAATCACATCTACACCGAACAACGACGAAGACCAGTTCTCTGAAATTTGGCGTCAGGCTAACAAGTTAATAGACGACAACGGCAACGAGCGTCCAGTCGGTATTAACGGATTTAGACCATACTTTGCTGATTGGCGCGAACATCCTGATCGCGACGAGGATTGGTACCATGAAGAATTCAACAAAATCGGCGAAGAGCGATTCAAACGTGAGCACGAGAACCAGTTCATATCGTTTGACGAAACTCTTATTAGTCCTAAGTTCATGTTTGACTGGGAGCATATTGATCCGCTTTATAAAGAAGGCACAATACGTTGGTTTAACACACCGGCCGAGGGCATGGATTACGTAGTTGCCTTGGATCCTAGCATGGGTACTGGCGGCGACTTCGCTGCTATACAGGTTATTGAGTTGCCGAGTATGGAACAAATAGCTGAGTGGCAATCTAAGCGTACTATAATTGAAAAGCAAGTCGGTATGTTGCGGCACATATGTGAAACACTTGATGAAGCAGGTGCCAACGAGATTTATTGGAGTTTAGAAAACAATACGTTAGGTGAGGCTGGCTTATCAGTAATCCGTGCAATGGGCGAAGAAAACATACCCGGTATTTTTGTTTCAGCACAAGGCGGCAAGCGTAAAGGATTTACACTAACTAACCGCAGCAAACTAGAGTACTGTGCCAAGATGAAGTCGTGGATAGAGAGCGACACGCTTCAGGTGTTTAGTAAGTTCCTTATCGGTGAATTTAAAACATTCGTTAGTTCAGGCGCTACGTACAAAGCCAAAGACGGAAACCACGATGATCTAGTTCTGTCACTTCTTCTGGCTGTACGTATTATTGACGTAATAAGTAAGTGGGACGACGAGATCATGGATGCTGTCACGGGCTATATGGACGAAGAATCGTTTGAGGAACCTATGCCCCTTGGGATCTTATAAATAAAGGAAAACGGCAAAAATTATGGTACAATCAGAAATCTCACTTAAAGTGTTCAAACTATTGCACTCTAAGTACAACAATATATCACTATTTGACCAAGACGGCAAGCAAGTAATGACAGCCGACTCAGCTGTTCGTTTCTTTATAGAAAAGCCTAATATTATGGTTTACGTTAGTGAAGACATGGTGGAGTTAAACAAGGGTACTGAGGTGCAGCTTACTGATATAGAAGATATCATTGACTCCCTTAAAACACTTGCCCACCAAAACAGAAAGTCATTTAACTTAAAAGTATTCGGGAAGAGCATCGTGCCTAAAGACTTCGCACAAGAAATTACTGAATCTAAAATGTTCAGTAGCATGTACGGCAAGACCAAAACCAGCTATCAAAAAGTTGGCGAAAACACAGTAATCACTTACCGCCATACTAGTGCAGTAAACGACAATGCCCAATCACGCATGTCTAAGCTACGTGAGATTGAAATAACGTCACATGGCAAAAAGTACATGATGCCATGGCCACATGTTATGGGCGCACGCGCTATCGCTAAGCATTTAGAAGTAGGCGGCGAGTACAGCGATGATATAGCTGAATCGTTATACGAGGCGTCTGAGCGCATACGTATGATAGGCCAGTACAGAAACTTTATCCGCAAAAAGGATCCGGTTGAGTACAACCTTGCGACTAAAGCTGCAAAGGATATCAACGGCCAAATACAAGACTTTTTAAAAGTAGGTACTGACGGCGAAGTGTCGGATATTATTGCAAGCTTGCAGGAAACTATAACAGCGGGCGCAGTTGCCACAGGCGGCGTAGCTGATAGAGCACCTTATAGTCGCAAAGTCTCTGGCATCATACGTAGATACAAAACACCTGAAAACATTATTGCTATGGTTAGCGAGAAAGTTAAGAAGGAAAAGAAGGGCATCCTCCCCAAGTCGTTTATGTTTGAAGACGCAGGCGACGAGTTCGATTTCGTAATGAAAGAGATGGAAGAATCCAGCGATGTGTTCTACAAGTCCGTACGACAAGCAATCGAAGAAGTCTGGGACAGTTATGACGAGAAACGTCGTAAAGCAATAGTGTCACTTGCCAAAGGCGAACTAGCAGACAAAGTAAAGTAATACAAGGCAGCTATACGCTGCCTTTCTTCAATCCACCTCCCTGTTAGAAAAAAGTGAAAACTTTTCTAACAAAAATTATCCTTGACAACTAAATAAAGACAGTGCTACAATGAACTTGCTCATTATGGCACTAAATGAAAATGTAAATTTTGAATCGTAAATTTTGAATCGTAAATTTTGTTTCGTAAATTAGATAGCCGTAAATTATAACAATAAAAATAAATTAAGAGTATCGTAAAATGCCGGATATTAATGAAATTCGTGCACGTCTACAACGTGCTGCCGCTCAAAAAGACAACCAAGGTTCATCACGTGGACCAAGCCCACTTTATCGTCACTGGGATGCTCCTGACGATTCCCGTATTGAAGTAAGATTCCTTCCTGATGCAAATGCCGACAACGTCTATTTCTGGCGTGAAAAGCAAATGATCAAGCTTGAGTTTTCTTCGGTGCTTGGCCAACCGGACTTTAACAAGGGTAAACCTTTTATCGTACAGGTTCCTTGTGTTGAAATGTACAATGACGGCAGATCTTGCCCTGTTAGTCGTGAAGTATCATCGTGGTTTAACACTGATATGGATAGCCTAGCACGCAAGTACTGGAAGAAACGTTCTTATATTATGCAGGGTTTTGTTTTACAAGATCCAACTAATGAAGAACAGCCGCCTGAGAACCCTATCAGACAATTCAATATTAACTCGCAAATATTCAAGAATGTGCGCGAGGGACTACTTGACCCTGATATGCTTCACACGCCAACTGACTATAACAACGGTACAAACTTTGTTATAAAGAAAACTAAGAACGGCCAATACGCTGATTACACCACGTCAAACTGGTCTCGTAACGAGTCTGCGCTTAGTCAAGAGCACATGGATGCAATTCAGAACTACGAGCTTAAAGATCTGAATACATTGCTTCCTAAGGTTCCGTCTGACGAGGACTTGTTAATCATTAAAGAAATGTTTGAAGCAAGTGTAAGTGGCGAACCGTATGACCCTTCTCGTTGGGGTGAACACTTCCGTCCTTATGGATTGAAAACTGAGTCGAACAACTCAGAACAAGGTACTAAACAGGCTCCGTCTACGCCAGCTGCCCCTGCTCAGTCAGCTAAAACAGACGATGCTCCTCCGTTTAAACCTTCTACTGCTGAACCACGCCAAGAGTCACGCCCAGCACCTGCTGCAAGCGCTACGCCGGCACCAGCTGCCCCGGCTGCACCGTCTAGTTCTGACTCTAGCGTAAATGATATTCTGGCTAAGATCCGTTCTCGCCAAAACTAATATCATGGGCAGGGGTGTAAAAACCTCTGCCGACTTTCATACACACAGGTTACAATAAAAACAATAATATGAAACCTATCGATATCTCCAAATTCAGTAAGGACATTACTAAAGCCGTACCCGGTATTAATACAGGGTTTCAGGATCCAGTAACGTGGGTATCAACCGGCTGTTACATGTTGAATTATCTGATCTCAGGCAATTTCAACAAAGGCATCCCGTTCGGTAAAATTACCATGTTGGCTGGTGAGTCAGGTTCCGGTAAGTCGTATATCGCATCCGGCAACCTTGCGCGTAATGCACAAGCCCAGGGCGCATTCGTAATCTTGTTAGATTCAGAAAACGCGCTAGATGAAGAGTGGCTTAAAGCAGTAGGCGTGGATACTGACCCTGACAAGTTGTTACGTATCGGCGTGGCTATGATCGACGAAGTTGCCAAAATTATCAACGAGTTCGTTGCTGGTTATAAGGCAGAACACGGCGACAAACCCGTCAAAGAACAACCACCTGTACTATTTGTTGTAGACAGCTTGGGTATGTTACTTACTCCTACAGACAAAGATCAGTTCCAGAAAGGCGATCTTAAAGGCGACTTGGGTCGTAAAGCGAAAGCACTAACCGCGCTTATCCGTACTACCACAAACTTGATTGCACCGTATAACGTTGGTGTAGTTTGTACGAACCACGTATACGATTCGCAAGATATGTTTGATCCGGATCCTAAAATTTCCGGTGGTAAAATGGTTGTTTTTGCGAGTTCCATTATTGTTGCAATGAACAAAATGAAACTTAAAGAAGACGCCGAAGGTAACAAAGTTAGCCAAGTTATGGGTATACGATCCAAGTGTCGTGTAATCAAAACCCGCTACGCTAAGCCTTTCGAAGACGTTACGGTCTACATTCCTTATGAGACTGGCATGGATCCTTACTCTGGTGTATTTGAGTTTATGGAAGCTCAACAGCTTCTTAAACGATCCGGTGCTTATTACACTGCTGTTGATATGGAAACTGGCGAAGAATTTAAGCTGCGCCGTAAACAGTGGAAAGAGCCTGCCAATATGGAACACTTACTTCAGTTGTTCCTTAAAGTGCAAGAACTGGAAGATAAAGCAAGCCTAGCTGACGCTGAAGAAAACTTTGGCGCCGACGAAGAAGAGCAAGCTTAATATATAGGGCACACCGTGCCCTATAACCAGAGGTTTATTATGACAGAAGAAATCATGCACAGTCCGTTTCCTTCAGATTCAACTGAATTCAAAAAAGCGTATTGTCAATTACTTGCTTTCGTAAAGCAAAAAGAGTCTAAAGCGACGGTGATATCACAGCTCGAAGCTTTGGAAAAAACACTACTAGTTGACATGAATGCCGCTATGTGGGCTAAAACACCTACGAACTTCGAATACACTGTTCGTATGTTTGTTGAGTACGGTATAGACCGCAAGTTTATACGACTACGACAGCGGTTCCCTAACCCTAAGAAGTTGGCCATCATGTTATTCCGTACCATTAGAGTAGCAGTGGAGCGAATGGATGAGCCTAACTAACTGGTTTTATGTAGTTAGTAGTGACTTGTCACGCATTCCGGACGCGGTTGCGTTTTACGAGAAAGAGTATGAAGAGGGTAGGAAGTTTCTACCCTTGGAAGGCGCGATATCCCGTAAGTGTGGCCAGCTTGCTACTGTAGTTGACAAGTACTACGCCTATTACCAAGAGATAGAGGCAATACTGGAACACTTGAATATAGAACAGAAAAAAGTTCGTGCGCAAGTGTTTAAGAAATACCTCGAAAATTACCAGCGTTCGTTAAGTTCCCGTGACTGTGAGAAATACTGCGACGGTGATCCTGCAGTAATTAACGTTGCGATGCTAGTTAACGAATGGTCTCTTGTGCGAAACAAGTACCAAGGATTGCATAAATCTTTGGAAAACATGAACTGGATGATCGGGCATGTTGTTCGCTTGCGAGCTGCTGGCCTTGACGACGCTCATTTTTAATTTAGGACTAAATATAAGCGTAGGTATTATAAAGGAAATCACATGAAAGTTGACCCTCAGATTCGTTGGAGACAAGTAGTACCTTGGATCGAGTCAAAGAGTCAAAAGCGTAACGACTTACTCAGAACATCTGGATCGCCATGTGTAGATAATCCAATAGAACAAATTTATAAAAGTAGCTTCAAACCGAAACATCGAAAACCGTCTTATATTGACATTTATGTCTAATTACTAATAGATGCAAACGTAGTTTCAGGTTAACGGGCTTAGATATAATACCTGCGCCGAATTCGATTATGAAAACGGCAATTATAAAAATATTAGACGAAGTAAACGTCAAAATAGAAGGCGCTGATCCACTAGTCAGACGTAAAATGGTAGACGCTTGTCGGTTCTTTGTACCGAATGCTCGCCATACACCTGCGTATAAATTAGGCCGTTGGGACGGGTACAAAAACCTATGTACTATCGGTGGTAGAACTTATCTAGCTATGCTGGAAAGAGTGTTGCCTATTCTAATAGAAGCAGGCTACCACGTTGATATAGACGACCAACGCCAAGACTTTAGTTTCATTAAATTCGATGAGCTTAAGTCAGATTCCTACTCTCACTTTATATGGCCTGAGGGACACCCTTTCGAAGGTCAAGCCCTTTCTCTATATGATCACCAGCTAGACGTACTTAACGGTTGTGGTCAGAACTTACAAAGTGTTTATATTGCGCCTACTGCTGCCGGGAAGACAATCGTCACAGCTATACTGAGTGACATGATAGGCAAGTATGGCGGTTCTCTCGTAATAGTACCAACTAAAGACCTTGTAGACCAGACATGTGAAGAATACCACAACATGGGTTTGGATTACGGTAAGTTTTACGGGGACGAGAAAAACGTCACAGCGCAACATATAGTAGGCACATGGCAGTCACTTGAACAAGCGCGCCTTAACACTAAAAAGCAAAATGGCAAAGTTACTATTGAGCAAGTAATGGACGGCAAAGTCGGTGTTATTGTGGATGAAACACACAAAGCAAAAGGCACTGTATTACTTGATCTACTTTGTAACGAAATGGCACATATTCCTATTCGCTGGGGACTAACAGGCACCTTACCGGAAGACGAGATTGGTCAGTGCTCGCTAGAGTGCGCGGTGGGTCCTACCTCTGGTAAAATAGATAACCGTGACCTGCAAGAAAAAGGTATCCTCAGTAAGTGTCATATAGATGTGTTACAGACTGTAGAGCTATACGAAAAGATAGGCGACTATCATACGGAGAATAAGTTCTTAACAAGTGATCGTAAGCGTATAGAGAGCATAGTTGAGAAACTTATCTTACCTAAGAAAGAAGGCCAAAACGCGCTTATACTAGTTGACAAAATACCAACTGGCAAACTACTTGAAGAACTAATCCCGGGTAGTATTTTTGTTCACGGCGGTACCCCTAAAGACAAGCGTAAGGAAGCATACGACTTGGCGAAAACTAACGACGACATAACGGTAATTGCTACGACCGGGGTAGCGTCAACTGGTATCTCGATTAACCGTATATTCAAGCTGTTTATGTTTGAGTTAGGCAAATCGTATATCAAAATCATTCAGACGATAGGACGTGGCTTGCGTATTGCTAAAGACAAAGACTTTGTCAACATTTACGACATATGCGCAAACACCAAGTATTCTAAAAAGCACTTGACTGTGCGAAAGAAACACTATCGCACGCATGGATACCCGCACAAAGTGAACAAGGTGGAAATCTACTAATGATAAAAATGATTGCAGCACACGACACAAATAAAGGCATTGGTATTGACAATAAACTGCCCTGGCACTTGCCCGAAGACCTCGCTCATTTTAAACGCGAGACTGAAGGCAAATATGTCCTGATGGGTAGAAAAACTTTCGAAAGTATTGGAAGGCCATTGCCGAATAGGCACTCAGTTGTCTTGACACGTGATACCGAATGGCCTTATAATAGTGACTTGGCTAGTAATGATAACTTCGACACTTTGAACACGCGTGTTGAGCTGCTAGAGTTCTTAAACTACGCTGAACAGCGCGGCGAAGATGTCATAGTTATAGGCGGCAGTGAGATTTACCAAATGCTGATTAAGTCAGCAGACGAGCTTATTATCACTGTCGTTGAGGGCGATTATAAGGTTGATTCTTATTTCCCTGATTACGAGCAACTTTTCGAAGAATACGAAAGAAGTCAGCACACAAGTAAAACTGGCTTAGGCTATACAATAATAAGAATGAGAGCCGTATGAAAATACTCACACCCGATAACACACTGTACGACTTGGATCAAATGCCTGACATGGTTGACGATGTCAAGTTCAGCGTGCTTGACTTCAGTAAAGGTCGCCGTAATATAGATGAGCCTGATTTTTACTTCAGTAGCTTAATCTTTATGGAGCGCTTTTCTACCCCTGCTGCGCTACTGCAAATAGGTGAATTTGAACTTAAAGTACCACTAAACTGGTCTATTATGATTACCAGTAATGAGTTTGATGAAATGTGCATGGTGCCTATTAACTCAATACCCAAGCGCAACTTTACCGCGTTCGTGTATAACCCGTTAAAAGGTGGCCTTCCATCAGCACTGCCTGTTGAAATTAAAACACTGTATCGCAACTATGAATGGCACGCGCCTAAGGTGAACCCGGCTAACTTGATTACTATGCCTATTAGTAATACAGAAAAAGCTATTAGAGGTCCACACTGCGTCTATATCGCACGCGAAACAGCAAACGTTCCAAAGACATTCTCACTAGCGGATATACTGTGATATGAGCACTACGAGCAAGCGTAAAATTGATCTTAAATCGATGTTGAACGCAGTTGCCATGGCTGACTTTGGCTGGTACGATCGCTTAGACGAAGACCAACAAAAAGAGCTCAGCGTTTATGCGCTCAATCGGTTTGTTAGTAATTCGTCAAAATACCCTGATATGTCTATTATTATGGTAAATGACTTAGCCAACGTTCATGCGAACGTATTCTATAAGCACAAAGCGATGCACTGGAAGCTCGTATGTGCTGCAATCGGCATGGGGCACGCTATGCGCTTTGAATATGTGCCTCCACCGAAGCGTAAAAAACTTGATCCTATGACTTCTATTGTTATGGAAGCCAATCCTTTATGGAACGAGACTGAAGCCCAGATAGTACTAAGTAGTATGAGTAAGAAAGAAAAACGCATATATCTTAAAGACAGGGGCTATCAGAACGATGAAATTAAAAAGTTGGTTAAGTAATGTCAGATAAGTTTGAATGTAGATTTTGTAAGAAGAAGTTTTCTAAGGAAAATACTTTACTTGTCCATAAATGCATGAAGAAACAGCGGTACGAAGATCGTGACACTGTTGGCGCTCGCTTAGGGCTAGAAGCCTATAATTTGTTTCTAAAATCATGTTCAAACCGCAAACAAGAGACACAAGAGTCGTTTATACACTCCAAGTATTACAAGGACTTTGTAAAGTTTGGTAGAGCTCTGTGCGACTTAAACCCGCTTAGTACCGAGGATTATATCAAATACTTGGTAAAGGAAGGTGTAGCACTAAGCAAGTGGTGTCGTGCTGAGACGTACGACAAGTACATAATAAATCACCTAGAAACTGAACCGGTGCAGCGTGGACTTGAGCGCTCCATAACCGTGATGGCTGAATGGGCCGAGCGCAATAATATGGCGTATACTGATTATTTCAATCACGTGTCTACGTTTGAAGCAGTTTCTCATATTCAATGTGGTAAAATAACACCGTGGCTTATGTACTTGAGTAACGGCGGACAAGCCCTTATGGAGCGTTTTAGTCAAGATCAGATTAAAATAATACAAGGTATTATTAACCCTGGCGAATGGCAGCTTATTTTTAATCAGCGCCGTAGTGATGTTAACTTTGCTTTAGAGATTATAGATTCAGCATCCTTATGAAAAGACATGGTGATATAGACATTGACGTCTGTGATCGAGACACACTGTTAAAAGAATTAAATCACATTGACGCTTCTATGTTAAATCGTAACGGCGCCCTAACCCGACATAACGTTGGTGTATATGGGCACGCCGTGCCTGTAGATCCTTTCAGTAACTTGTGTTCACTTACATACACTGAGGCAGAAGAAGCAGGCTTTAAAAAAGTTGACTTGCTTAACCTATCCAGTTTAAGCTTCTTTAAAAATAAGCGCCATTTGCGCAACGTCATAGCCAAAGACCCCGACTGGGATATGTTTCTCGATAAGGGTGTTGTTATGCAGTTGAGCCAGATATCGGGTCACTACGGGCTTCTACGAAAGAAACGCCCGCGATCCGTATTAGAGTTAGCAATGTTCATCGCGCTTATACGCCCAGGTAAGAGTCATTTACGAGAAAAATCCTGGTACGAAATGTCTTCGGAAATATGGCAGAAAGGCACTGATGGCTATCAATTCAAAAAGAGCCACGCCATCGCATATGCCTTGAATATCGTTGCTGAAATGAACCTGATCAAATACGAGAAGGTCAAGCTGAATCAGTATGTAGATGTAATTACTGATCAAAAAGTTATTATCGACGATTTGTAAATTCTACTTGAAATAACATTCATAATTTGTTACCTTAGTTGTAAAATACAAGGTGAACCCTATGAATGTAGAAGAAAGACTGAGTAGAATCAACTCAGTGGTTGAATATTTTCACAACCAATACAGCGAGATAGACACCGCTACTGAGCGCCATAACATTTCGTACGCCAATAAGTTATCACCGCGGCCAGCATATGCGGCTGCTTTAGTACTTGACCGCAACGTTATCCCTGTGGGTACCGGGTCATTGTGCTTAGATGGTCGCTATGAAATCAGCTATGTTATACGGGCTGGCCGCACGACTGGTGAGATACTCGAAATAGATACTCGCCTTCAACAAGAACCAGTGTCTGCAGGCCAAATCGACGTATGTATGCGCACGGCAAATTCAGTAAACGGATCTCGCGACTTGGGATATCGTTCTCTGAGCGAAGCTACCGCGAATGTGTTTATTGCCGGCATGCTAGCCGAAGCACGTAAAACGTCGCTTGAGTTCCAGTTAATCGTTCTTGACAAGGAAAACGAGACTGAATCTGTGTTTTCAATATCATCCACGGAACCGTCATCAAGTAGAAACTTGGAATCTTTTGACATCCAGTTTACTAATTTCGCACATTTGGGAATACCTGATTCTTGCATAACTATTGATCTGATGGTAGAAAATTCAGCGTTTACTAGCGTACAACATAGCAGGACAATCGCACTAGGTGACGACCCAGTTAGTTACTATAGTGGTCCAACTAAGGTACAAAAAACGTTCAGTGGTTTTACTAATGCTAGAACGGGCAACATGATGGTGCCTGATACTGTGCAGGTAATGTGGGTGACTGATGAAGGTGCCACAACATATGACAACTTTTTTGTATTCGTGAAAAAGGAGTGTCCGGAAGCAATCCCGCATCTTGTCTTGAATTACGGATACCCGGAGGATTTCAATGAACAAAACAATATCATTAAACCGTGACAATACGTTCTTTACCTCCGATTGGCATTTTGGTGACAAGAACATCATAAAAAATTGTAATCGTCCTTATAGTGATATGGACGAAATGCACGCTGCCTTAATTGATATTTGGAACGCAAAAGTTTCCGATGATAGCACTGTAGTTAATATGGGCGACTTTGCTTTCTGGGGACCGTCAAAGTTCAATGAGCTAGGTAACGTGCTTAAGCAGTTAAAGGGCAAGATACTATTTGTCCCAGGAAATCACGACCGGTTAAATCTATGGCACAATACGCTTGACGCGTATCCTGAGTTAAAAGATAAGGTGCGTATATTACCGCCTGTCGCTGATTTTAGAGTCGGTAAACAACATATCGTCGGGTGTCACTACGCAATGATGATATGGAATAAGCAACACTATGGTGCTTGGCACTTATATGGGCACTCCCATGATAGACACTTGACTGGTATTGGCCTAAGCATGAATATATGTATTGATGCTCACCCTAATTTTGATCTGTTCACATACGAAGAGATTGAAGAAAAGATATCAAAGTTAAAGATTTTCCTTCCGTTCTAAAAAATCAAATTAAACCTTGATTTGGCAGGAAGTAGAAATTATAATACTTTAAAATTTGGAACCCTTATAAAGTGTAAGGGTGTAAGGAGTATAAAATGACAACACATTTTAACACGCAACACACTCCTGTAGAAGAAGTTACTGAAGTAGAAGCCCGTACAACAAACGGCGCAGTAACTAACATCACTTCCGGTGAGAAATCACTTGATTTGTTCTTTGTGGCAGGTGCATCCCGTAACATGAGTGACGACGAAATCATCATAATGTTTGATGACGCGCACGACGAAAACCCAGAACTGGCATTCCGTGTCTTGCAATGGGCTCGTGATGTGCGAGGCGGAGCAGGCGAACGTCGTTTCTTTAAAGTAATAATGAAACACTTGGTTGCTAACCAACGCACTTACGGTGCTAAGAACATCAAGGCGCTGCTGACCAAATCGTCTGAGATTGGCCGCTGGCGTGACTTACTTGACTTGTTCATCAAGTGCACTGATGCCAACAAAAAGTTCATCGGTAAGTTGTTTAACGAAGCGCTTGATTCAGGCAACGGTTTGGCTGCTAAATGGCTACCGCGCAAAGGTAAATTCGCACGCGCTGTTCGTACGTCTATGGGCTACAAGGACACGCCGAAGGAATACCGCCGCAAGATCGTTGACTTGACTAAAGTAGTTGAGACCCAAATGTGCCAGGGCAAGTGGGACGAGATCAATTACTCGCACGTACCGTCGGTCGCGTTTAAGAAATACCGCAAGGCATTTCAGCGTCATGACCCTGTACGCTTTGAAGCATTCATTCAATCAGCTATTGAAGGTGAAACAAAGGTCAACGCCGGTGCTATATTCCCGCATGAAATATTAGCGCCGCTTGGTAAGGGTAGAACCTCGTCAAAAACTGAAGTTGACGCCATGCAAGCACAGTGGCAAAACTTGGCTGATTCGATGGTAGACGCGCCCGATGTACTGCCTATGATTGACGTGTCTGCGTCGATGAGCGGTGACCCTATGCATATTGCAGTGTCGCTAGGCATGTACTTGGCTGAACGCAACACTGGTCAATTTAAAAATGCGTACATGACTTTCGAGTCACAACCTAAGTTTGGCTTCGTGAAGGAAGGCGCAAAAATTGACGCTCGCTACAAGGATATTTTACGCGCAGGTTGGGGCGGTAGCACTGACTTGTCAGCGGCTTTTAAGAAAATCCTTGAAGTTGCTGTAAACAACAATGTTCCGGCTGATCATATGCCTAAAATGTTGCTTGTGTTATCTGACATGGAGTTCGATTCCTGGGGTAACCGCGGTCTTACATCCAATGTAAAAGACTTGTTTAAAAAGGCAGGCTACGAGTGTCCTACTATTGTGTTCTGGAACTTAGACGCTCGCCCTGGTAACAACCCAGTAAAAGCTACTGACAAAGACATGGTAATGGTGTCCGGATTTAGTCCGGCTATAGCGAAGACCATAATGGAAGGCAAGGACCTGTCACCGATGGGAATAATGCTTGATGCTATTATGAAAGATCGCTATACACTGTGAGGCGTAGTGCGCCCTAGTATTTAAAGAAGGGGCTTTTGGTCCCTTCTTTCGCATTGCGAATAAATACATAAAAATACAGGGAGACACATGTACACGAGCTTTCAACTAAAGAGTTGCACAAAAACTCGATACTATATCAGAACAGTGAACATAAGTACGCATTGCATGTTGACTGACGAGTTACGGACGATATACGGTGAAGAGTTGTGTGAGGAAAAGTATGAACCGGGCGTTGCCTTACTAAAAGGCTTTCGTGTTGAGTTTTATGAACTTGATGATTTTCTCAACACAGATATGGCCATAGACATAGACAACAATAAAAAGGAAACAATACGTGAAAGAACGCTATCAGGCATTGATTGCCCCGCTGCTTGAACTCGATCCTGGATTTCAAGAGTATTTTGATTTCGCATACGACGCGCATAGTGATCGAAAAAGAATCGGGACAAACGACCTATATATTATTCACCCTATTAACGTAGCGTTAAACGTCCTAGAAACGGGCTTGTCGCATGATGATAAGGTGATGGCAATCCGTGTAGCAGTAATGCACGATGTAGTGGAAGACGAAGACGTAGAGCTTGTTACGGTAATTAATAAATTCGGTACTGAGTTTGCGTATCATCTGTATTACACTTATACAGAGATAACCAAGTCTTCTGGTAACCGCAAGTTTAGAAAAATACTTGAAGCCAATCACTATGCTGCTGGTACCCGAGTATCACAGACCGTCAAAGTGTGCGATGCTGCCGATAATATAATGACGATTCATTTGAAGTCGGGCCGCAAGTTTGCATATGATTATATGAATGAAAAAGTTACACTTCATCATAAACTTGCATTGGCCGATCCAATGGCTCTCAAGTTATTTGTTAAAAGAATGTCGATTGTTAAACAAGCGCTAAAGGCTGCCTAGCCCATATTAGTTACTAGTTTAACAACGCGCTTTTTACCGAATTTCTTCTGACACATTTCGTCTAAACTGACGTAGGGTCCGAACAAGACTTCTACGTCTTTTTCCCTGTATGTTCGTACAGTATGCGAAAACGCTTGCATCTCTTCAAATAAATACACACCGATCGGGATTGATCTGTTTGTTTCCCACCACCAGTTCGAGCCAAGTTTAAGGAATAACACCTTTTCAGCGTGGTCCGTTAGTGCTTCGAAATCATAGAACGTAACGGCCTTACTCGCTACATTTTCAATAATTCCTAAATATTCGTCATCTCCTATTTTTAAGCCAGTTAGGAAAGGAAATTTTTTAGTTAGTTCGTCTTGGGTCATTTTGTTACCTGCTAAATATCTTTAAAAAGGCATATTTGTTGTGTTGTACACCATATATTTATGTAACCATGAAAGTACCGTTTTCGTGGGAATACCGAGGACTTATAGCATGAATGACAATGATACCATCACCCTCCACCGCGGTGTTGACAATACTCATTATTTTAGAGTCCGTAACCGTGACATGAAACGCCAGAATGTGAGCGGGCTTGTGGTTATGGCGAAGATTGTAGATCGCATGAATGGCGATAAAGTATTTGAAAAAAGATTAGTACAAACTGACGATGATCAGTTTTCATTAAGTGTACTCGAAGGTGAGCTACTAGAGGTTGAGCCTGGCTATTACGAGATGGTTCTTGAGTCTATGGAAATGTTCGACACTAACAATTACGAACATAACCCGCGCCAACCTCTTTACCGTGACTTGAACGGCGAGATTCGCTTCGAAGTAGAGGTAACAGGCCACGCAGATAGCACACCGCGCCCTAGTAGAGAAGAGATAAAACCGTTTGAAAAGTGGCTTCCTACTTTAAAAGACGGCGTAACTGTGTATAGTAGCTCAGCCATACCCTGTAACGCTCTAAGAAACCACAGAAACAGTTTGCACACGATGTCTATCCAAGCAGATAACTTTAGTGGAACGCTAGAGATATACGGTACTCTGGAGTTAGATCCGCCGCCGGACAATAATTCTTGGTTCCCTGTTACCATACAGGATTTGCCAGTAAATGAGATACAAATGGATAAGTTCACAGGTACACACGCGTTCAACGTAGTGGGTAATCTTTACTGGGTGAAGTTCATTCTCAAAGGCGATTTGGAAAACATGGGAACTTTTGACAAACTGACTTGGCGATCTTGATTATTTTGGTAGCCGGTATTATACTACTGCGCATAAAAGCCAAAATAATAAGAAGAATATGAGCTGGGATCAGAAGTTACTAGATACTATACTAGAGAATTTCGGGCCACATAAAATATCAAGAAAAGGTTTCAGGACTAGAAATTGCCCGATGTGTGTTACTAAAGGACACACGCCTGACACCAAGAAACGATTCGGTATGAAAGTCGATCATAAAGGCTTCGGTGGGTCGTGCTTCAATTGCGGCTTTAAGTTCAAATACGAATATCACAAGAAACAGCTGAGCAAGCCGCTCAAGTCATTTATGCGCCAACTCGGCGTTAAAAAGCAACTCATAGATGAGATCAAGTACGGGTTATTTGAAGACCTGCACAGTGGTGTCATCTCTGACTTGATGCTTGAGCCGGAGCCCGAAGAAACAGAAGTTCCGTTTGCTGAACTATTCAAAGACAAGAAGCCCAAACTCAACGAAGTTGCACAAAGTCTTATTAAAGACGAGAAACAAATACGTCAAATACTCAGAACAAGGATAACAGATAATGTCATGCCTGAGTTTAACGAGTTTAGTACCCGTTACGTGCAAATAACAAAGCGCTGGTCACGCGAGCATAGTTATCCGGGTGATGCTAAGCCTATGAGTTATTACCTTGATAGAGCTGAGCTGGGGCATCCTATTCCTGCTGATGTGAATGAGTGTTTGCTTTATATGTACGAACGTGACTTGCTTGAGTTCGACGACATATGTTGGAGTTACGCTGTCACTAAAGAAGCAGGCAATCGTATAATACTTCCGTTTGAATTTGGCGGTAAACGGATCGGTTATACGGCGCGTGCAGTAAATGACCGCGCTGCAAAGATTAAAAAGTATCATTCAATGATGCCGGACGATGCGATATTCAATTACCACTTATTCCATAACAACTACAAACGAACGTTTGCGGTGTTGTATGAAGGTGTTATTGACGCGTATGTTATGCAAGGCATGGCATGTGGCGGAAGAAACATTAACGATGATCAAATATACATGATCAAAAATTTAGGCATGCCTGTAATTGTTGTGCCTGATAACGACAAAGACGGCGACGACTTGATCGACATAGCTATAAGGGAAGGCTGGTCAGTATCGTTTCCGCCTTGGAAACATAAATTTAAGGACGCGGCGGCTGCCGCTGCTAAGTACGGTAGGATTTACACAATCCAAAGTATACTAGCTAGCGTAGAGACTAATCCACTAACAATAAATCTAAAAAAGGATATGAATGTCTGATTACATCCAAGAATATACTCCGCAGGTCGAGGAGTTATTCATTCAATTTTTCTTAAGCGATCCTGAATTATTTGTGCGCTGTCGTAATGTGATTAAGTCTGATCACTACGCCTCTGAGACAAATAAAAAGACTGTCGATTTCATGGTAAAATATGCTGATGAATACAGCGCATTGCCTGACTTAGATCAATTAAAAGCGGTGGTGGGCAAACAATTCAACGTAACAAAGGACCTGCAAGATGAGCACAAGGAATGGTTCCTTGATAACTACGAAAAGTTTGCTCGACACAAAGAAATTATCAAAGCTGTCCTTGATGCTCCGCGCTTAATTGAAAAGAAAGAATACGGCAGCGTTGAACAACTAGTTAAAGAAGCAGTGCAAGTAGGTCTTGTTAAAGACTTGGGTACTGATTACTTCGACGATCCGTTAGGCCGTTTGCGGCGCATGAAAGAAAAGAAACCTCTTGTGTCCACCGGGTATAGGGATTTGGACCACGCGTTGTTTGGTGGTGTTGAAGTAGGTTCACTTAACATTTACGCAGGACAATCCGGTACTGGTAAGAGTATTTTCCTACAAAATTCTGCAAGAAAGTCTGTCATGCGCGGTGAAAATGCGATGTACATATCACTGGAACTGTCGGAGGACTTGTGTGCGTTGCGTCTAGACGCTATGTTTGCGGGGTTGAGTACACAAAACGTGATGAGAGATAGTGAAGACGCTTCGACTCGTATTGCTATGTTTGCTAAAAAGTACGGCGGCTCACTACAAATAAAACGTTTTCCGTCCGGTACCACTGCTGCTGAGATTCGTGCTTACGTTAAAGAGTATCAGATCCAGACAGGCCGCAAAGTAAACAAACTGTGTGTTGACTACTTGGACTTATGCTCGCCTTACCGTACTAAAGTAAATGCTAGTGACGTATTCACCAAAGACAAATATGTGTCGGAAGAGTTGCGTGACTTGGCAGCTGAATTAGACGTTGTGTTGGATACAGCCTCGCAGCTTAACCGTGACAGTCACGAAGCAGTTGACTTTGGGCACCAACACATTGCAGGCGGTGTATCTAAAATTAACACAGCCGATAACGTGTTCGGCATTTACGTAACAAACACCATGAAAGAGAACGGCCGTTATCAGTTACAACTTTTGAAGACACGCTCTTCAAGTGGTGTAGGTAAACGTATTGATTTAAAATACAATCCTGCTACTATGCAAATGGACGATCTTGAAGAAGGCGAGCGCGGAAGTATTGAGACACAAACCAGTTCTATTCTAGATTCTATAAATAAGAAAGGGACAATGGGCAAAGAGCCGCCCGCACCTACGCAAGATGCGTCCAGTACCGTGGATGCGTTCTCTAAAGTTAGGAATAGTTTGCGTAGAAGTGATTAACTCTAGGATAAAACAGGCAGGATAATGAAAGTATCTGATTTAGATAATTATGATTCGATACCAGAGAGTCGTAAATCGCTACAAGATATTCTTGGGCAGTTTGCAGACATTCCCGTAGATCATATGTCTGACGAGCACACTGAACGCGGTATCAAGGTGCTCGAAGCCGCACTGAATTTTTTCAATTCACTAGAAGCTAACTATGGCGAAGAAGTTGCAGTAGTAGTGGAACGGAAATTCTGTAACGCAGTAAAAGCGAAGAATACTGACAAGTTTGAACGTCAGTTAAAGGAATCCATCAATGGCCAGAAAAAGTAAAGTTTGGCTTAACCCGAACGGCTCAGCCGACAAGGAAACGGTAGACCCGAAAGCGGAAGCTGTCTACAATAGTCTAAAAAGCACAGAGAAGACCGTTTTTGTAAAGGCATTGCATGATGAAAAAAGAAAAAAACGCCTTGACCGGTAAGCTTTTGCAGGTTTTAGAACCTCGTGATATATCTATATCGCGCAAAGCCGGCGAGATTATAGAACAGGCGGTGACTACTAACCTGCAGATGATTAACCAAGTTGCTGCGTCAAGCAACGTGTCTGCCAAGGATGTAGTGGACCTTTGTGTGCAACTATCAGCACAACCGGAAACATCTGTTCTTTCAACTCTACGATATGTATCGTCGTCGTACTTTCTTAGCAATGAAGCGAACCGCGCTTTTAAGTACGTTATTATGACGGGTTTAGATTCAGATGTGATTCGCACACATGATGGTCAAACTGCAATTGGTGACCCCGATCTTAACCCGGATTTGGTCTTATCACAGCACGACGAATGTGCATTTATAACCATGCTTTCGTTAGCAAATTACCCGTACAAGCACGCAACCACGCCGCAAGTACAGGATTATTGGCAACTATTACTGGGCGAAATACTTTCGCTTTACGGTGGTTCATTATTGCCAACCGCGTATATGGTACTATCCGAGGCAGTGGGTGTCGTGTCTACTATGTTTGATTCTGCGCCACGTATATACCGCAGTATTATTCGTCAAAGTACACTAAGCCCTGAATACAAGCATTCACTGATTAACGAACACGCCGCGCCGGTTGATAAGAAGCGTGGCATCACGCATTTAGAAGATTTAGACGATGCTCTGTTTCACCGAGCAATTAATGATTTGGAACTATGTGTTGTAACTGAGAAACTGGACGGAAGTAATATGCGATTTGGCGTAGAAAACGGCCAGATGTATACCGTGTTTGGGAATCTGGATAAGGTATATTCAGTTGACGAACATCCCGAAAACTTCAGTAGCAACTATCGGATATTTGCTCACCGCGCATTGTTAACTCGTGAAAGCGAAGTGACATCGCTGGGCGACTTTGAAATAGAAGTAGAAGTGCTTTACGACGAGATACCCAACGTAATTCGTTACGACGATACAGTGAATGACATCGTGTTATTAAGGCAGTTAAAGGGCGACCCGCACATACTGCCTAAAGTCGCTGAGATTTACGAGTCAAATGGTATCACTAGTGTCGAGCATGATTGCTTAGTTAGTAGAGACGGCAATACTGCGCTAAAAGAAAAGCGAACATCTAAAGTTATGTTCAGTGAAGTTCCGCAAATGTCACAGAAGTTCTTACAAGAGTCCTTGGCTAAAAGCGACTTAAGTACTGCAATTGAGCAATACAACGCAAATCTAGGTGAGACAGACGCAGAGACAGGTATGTCAGTAAGCGAAGTTGCAAACTTTAAACTGAACGGCAAACGTCCCGAAGATACTGACCAAGATACTTGGAATTCTTTAAAACAAAAAGTCAAAGACTCAAGAAACCCGTGCCGTGACAAGATCAAAAAAGCCAAGCAAGAGGTGAAGAAACACCTCTTATCTGCGCTGGTTCATTCTAGTACAAGTAAGTTTTCTGACAGAGAAGACAGCTGGATTGAAGGCATAGTTATAAAACACCCTGACGGTTTCATGTTTAAAATAGTTGACAAAGATACTTTCTTAGAGGCTAAAAACTTCATTTGGCAAAAGCGAGAAGAAATCAAGTCCACTGTCTTAAACAACAAAAACGATTCCCTAGTAGGCAAGACAATGTTAGAACTTGCCCATATACTAGGTGACACTCGTTACGCTACCATCTCGGCTAAACGAGTAATTCGTTCACAAGCAGAAACCCCTGATAAATTCCTTAAGCTTATTAAAGGTAGTCTTGACGTGGCTTACGTAAAAGAGAAGTTCACCGACACTCTTACTCGTGCGCTCCGCAGTCACCAAATTATGCTTGACGAGTACCTTAGTACATATAAAAGCTTGGCAATCACTATACCCAACGGCGTTGATATTTCTTACGCAGACGACTGTATACACAGCCGTACATTGGCAGCATTCTGTGAAGCAAGGCGAAAGCTAGAAGCCCTAATGCGCATTACGAAGGCAGCAAGCGAATCAGCCCAGCTGTATCGTGTAGTATTGGGCAACAGAATAGAAACTGCTTTTGGATAACTTCCTTAAATAAGGTATAAGAAACCTTATTTTCGGAGTTATGCATGCCATTAAGAAAAAGGAAATACAACCGAGCTAAACTGGCTGAGTTCAATCTAAACCTAGATATGGACTCAAAAGCCACCATTATGTACAATGACCCACAGAAACGCTTTCGTATCGTTAACAGTGACGCGAAACTTGTTGTTGAGGGCATGGGTGATTTTTCGACCCTTCGTCGCCGTACTGGTCACGACATCGAAACGTTAATCAGTCAAGCTGAACGTGACATAAAATCTGTATCTGAAAAGACCTACCGTCCCGGATCAGCTATCATTACTGATAATAATCCTGACGCTGAGTACTTTGTAAAAGAGTACAACTTAGAATATCCACAAGCCCGTGCACTTGTAGACGCGCTAGAAAACGACGACTATGATGATGAAGTACTAACTCTTATAAGATCGTTGCCTGGCAGCCGTGAGTTTGACCTCGACACGTTCATTACTATTTTGAAATCTGAATTGCAGTCGTTCAGCGGTAATACAGATTAAGGAATACAAGTGTTTTTAGAAGATATTTCGGGATTAAAACAGTCGTACAGCGCTATGCTTCTAACTGAGGGCGGCAACGCCTTCAGTAACGTCGGTGCCATTCATATAAGTGAAATAGAACCTACTATTAACGGACTAGCCCAAGTCCTTCAAATACCCGATCTAGGTTCACATGTGCTTGGGTCAGTTGGCAAAAAAGAGTACAGCGGTGATGTTGATATTGCACTTAAGCCTAAAAACCCGGAAGAACTAGGCAAGTTTATCGAAAGGCTAAAGAAAGTACTAGGCCAAGAAAACGTGCGTCAAGTAGGTGGTTTAATAACAACCGCAGTTAAGATCCAGGGCTACAATCCTAAAAAGGACAAGAGACAGCCGCGCACAGGCTACGTGCAGGTGGATTTTATATTCGGTAACCCTGAATGGCTTAAGCTTTATTTTCACTCACCGTCTTCTAAGGATTCTAAACTGAAAGGCACCCACCGCAACTTAGCAATAGCCAGCATAGCCGCACACGTTGATCGCCAATCAAGTGACGAGCTAGATAGCCATGGTCGTCCGGTTAAGATTATCCGCTGGAAGTGGAGTCCCAAAGACGGGCTAGTGAAAGTGGAAAGAACCTCCCGTAAAAAGGCTAACGGTGGATGGGTTAAGAAGCAGGATGACAAGGTTATCAGTGAGCCTGTTACTGATGCCAAGGGAATAGCGGATGTTCTTTTCCAAGGGAAAGCAGATCCTAAAGTACTAGACAGTGCAGAGAGTCTTATCGCTGCTGTTAAAAAGTACTACACCGCCGATGCGGCTGAATCGGTATTCAGGACTATGGCTAGGAACTTTGACACCAAACCCGATTTAGCGGGTGGCGACTTCGAATATCCGCCGGAAGTTGCGAAGTATATGGGGACAGGTAATGGCCGATAATTACACCAAACAGTGGCCTTTTAGTGAAACAAAGAGCGAGTCGTTAGTTTCTGAATTATCAGAAGCTCGCGGCTTCTTTTACACATTAACTGGGTTGAACAAGTATAGTTATAAGACGTTGTGTGAGATGTTGTATTTGACATTAGTGTCTATGGCTATGCTTGTACAGGAACGCCAAACTCACAAGGATATAGCGCGATACGCTGACGAAGCACTTGTGTATAAAAACTTCAACAAAGCATACACTAGGTTGAATGATGTTGCTCTTATGTGTGCAACTGTGCTAGGCAACAATCCTAAGTACAAGTACAACAACGAAACAACAAATCATTCACAGCGACATTTGATTGACTATTTTAAAATGTTGCGCGGTGACATGCCTGTTACTAAATCAAAACTAAGCTTTTATCTGTTTTCATTTGAAAGCATGTTCTTAATAAGCGACAAGAAGATTAAACGCCTTAGACGTAAAGTTATCCAGCTTGCAGAGATTACCCCTGTACAGCGAGTCTATGCTTACAAAGACGCCAAGATGCTAATGCGCAGGTATAATCCTCGTTTAGAGATATTACCTTATTTCGATCCATTAATACCGGCTAAGATGCAGGACGCCGGAACTACTGTTGACACTCTTTCAACCGTAGCCTTAGCCGCCCTTACTGGGTATCAAGTAGGCAGACAAAAGAGGCGGGACTAACACTCGCCTCTTGTTCATTAAAACTAAATAAGTTTATTAAACTATCTAGGTACCATAATGAACAAATACATTAAAATTAAATTTTTGTCAGAAGCGGCGATGGACACGTATATGTCGCACCCCATTCTTTCTGAGAATTCTAAATTTGAAGGCGACCGTGAACTTGCACTGGACGCTGAGTATGCTGCTAAATTTACCAAGTTCCTTCAACATTCTGATCTATCAGAAAGTGTAGAGTACAGCATGCAAGAGCCCGCCCCTAAAAAGAAAACAAGCAAGAAGCAAGCTATTGTTAAAGAAGGCATAATCGACTTCAAGAAGAAGCTAGACTATATGTCCACTGGTCGTCTTGGCTTAGCTGACCCCATGTCGTTTAACATGAACGATCCTGAAGTAGACGGTGTGGACGGCTGTACGTGCCTTAGTCAAGTCTTTGACGAGTTTAGTGTTCTTTGTAAAGATGTGAAAATACAAAAGAACGTGAGCTTCTTAGAAGACCTAAGAGAGAATATGCCTACTATACGCCGCATACGTGAAATGTGCGAAATGATAGAAGCTTTTGAAGCTGACATCGACGCAGCACCTATGTTCAAAGAACTGTTATCTGGCGCAGTTGTAGCAGGCGACAAAGCCCCTGAACACAACTTATCTCACGACTTGCCGTATACTATATCTCCTGAGATAGATTCAGATATCGCCAAGACGTTTGAAAAGATTAAGCCTATCGGCGCAGCTCTTAGCAAAGTACTTCGTACTAGTCCGATCGATGAATCTGTTGCGATGATGACGATGGGTGATTTCGAGAAGAAACTTGATAAGCCGTTTAGTGTTTCGCCTAAAAATGGCAGCGACACGGTAGCCGCATTCTTAAATAGTGTGGCAAGCAGGCTAGTTATGGTTAACAAGTCTCTGAAAGGCCAAAAGTCATTAAGTCCAGAAGCTGCCAGTCAAGTTAGATTGGATCTTGCTGAGTTAATGAACGACTTGACACTTGCTTATCAATTAACTGCGCGTTTACGTCAACTTGGTAAGCAAAAGAAATAATATTAGCCGTTGGTGCTAAATAAATATGTGAAAAGGGCACAAGCCCACAAAAGATTATGGAGATTTTTAATCATGGCATTTGATGTATACACTAAAGGTTCAGTACAAGAAGGCATGTTCGTAGAACCAATGTACTTTGTTACACTAACATTCGATTCTGACATTTCAAGCTCAGCTTTCGGTGTTCGTGATTCTGTACTTGAAAAAGCACTACGCGTTCTTGGTACTCGTGCAGTTGTTACTGGCATTGGTCCTATGTACCTTGACGGTGCGGGCACTGCGTCTAAAGTAGACGTTATCCTAGGCACTGGCCAAGGCTTCTACGTAGACGATCCAGCGACTAGTCTTGAAATTGAAGGCCTACAGGCTGAAGCAGTTGACGGTCTTGACAATGCAGGTAACCCGATCTCTGCTACATTTACAGCTACTTTCGCTGTATTCTCTGGCTTAGATGCGGCTACTGCTGCTGACTTAGTAGAAGGCCACGACGGCCAACACCGTCCAGCTACTGCGCGTCACTTCAAGTAATATTTTACTTATTAAAAAAAGCGGGCTTTGGTCCGCTTTTTTTGTGCCCTGAGTTCGGTGAACATTTAATACTAAATAAGTGAAACGGGAGCTCGCAATGGCCACACATGATTATGCATCCCTTGATATACGTGAGAAAATAGTTTTTTATTGTAAATCAAATGGGAAACACGGCAGGGGCGGTGTTGAAGTTTCTAATAGCGGGGACTTTAAACAAGCGTCACAGAAGAACTTCTCGATTATATTACAAGCAATAGGCCTTAGATGTCAACCACATGTGATAGTAGAACCGTATACTGTACTTGACCTCAACGATGTATGCGATTTAAGAGGCAGAGGAACTGCCTTTGTACTTGGCTTTGAACACGCTGATGCGTTTTCTAGAGGCGAAGACAAGCTGTGGTGGATACGGGAGAACCTCGATAACTTAATCCTTTACGATGGTGGTAGATTAAGGTTATCAGAAAAAGCAAATGCAGCGGTAGGGATTTATGCTACTTGAAGAACTAACAGGCGGCCGTGTTAACTTTATTGAAAGTAAATGGCTTGAACTAAAAACTCATTTTAACGATGGCAAACTCACGGAAAGTAATCGACTTTGTGAAGCAATTTCGGTAGACGGCGAGGTAGTTGCTATGTATAATAGAGTCAATGGCAGTATCGTTTTCGAAGTAGAAGACTTGGACGCTTTGCCGTCTGGTGTCAAAACTTCTATAAACGAAGCAAGACGCGTCTGGAGCCGTGTAGGCGACACCGTGGTGCGTAAATTCAGATGCACGAGTGGCCTCCGTAAAGGTCGCATCGTGTCTGATCCTGCTACCTGCCATAAACCGATTGACATTAAAAAGCGCGTCACGATGAAGCGAAACCAAGCTACAAAAGGCCGCACAATGTCACGCAAAGCTAAAAGAACAAAAAGAATAAATCCAGCAAGCAAACGAGTCGCAAGACTCAACGATCGGGAGAACTGATGAAAACATCTTGTGCATCATACGGCGAAACACCATACGGCTTCACAGTAACCAACGGTGGAGAGGTACACACTAACATCTTTTTGGAAGACACGGCGAAAGCCCTTGTTTCTGCTTACAATAGTGGGTACACCTTCCTGGTGCCGTCCTTAATTAACGACGATCGGTATTACGGCAAGTACACTACTGACGTCATGTTTTACGATAATTCGGCTAATTATGTATTGGCTGAAGACTCTGCGCAAATGGCCGGCATGTACAAGAGACGCCTTTACCAAAACATTGCTCGCATCCGTGATGAAGTAAATAAGCTTAATGCTGAACAGTTTTTAGAGGCGGATGTATTATGAAAGTAGATTCACTTTACCTGAGTGAAAAAGTAAACTTCGGCAAAAACGTGCCTAAGATTAGACCTGATTCTAATATCAGTGATATCAAGGATGCCGTGAGTTACGCATTTAGAAAAATCCATGAGAACAGAAACGACTCAATTACCAAGATCGCAATGAACGGTCTTATTAAAGAAGCGGGTTCTGTTATATCGAAACAAATTAAGGACGGCCGAATTGGTATGAAAGAGTTAAACGAATTTAGACAGTGGATTGACACAGTCGCAAATAATGAAACGCAACTTAACGAAAACGTTGATCAAGCGGAAGTTCTTGTTGCTGCTAAAGCACTAAGCGGCGATATCCAGAACATGTATGAGAAGGTGGCAAAAATGGTTGCTACTGACTTGATCCATATCACTGAAGAGATTAAGAACAAATTCGGCGAAGACCAAGCCAAAGCGTTTTATAATCTTGCTAAGTCTAATTTAGAAGGCCTAACCGACACGCTACAGGCTAGCTATGAGGAACTATCAGGGGCAGCTGATGACTTGTCTTCTGGTACGCCTATTAGCTCAGGCGGCGATATGATGGATTACGACAGCCTTGAGGGCGACGATAGCGACGATGAAGGCGATGCTCCTGATTTAGATAGCGACGGTACCGATGCTCCTGATTTAGAGCTAGGCGGCGACCGTGGAATGAAGGACGACGCGTAATGCGCATAGATGAAATTATCAACGAAAGCGACGATAATTTGCGAGCCGAGTTAGAGAATTTCATCTTACGCCAGCGAGCACAGGGTCAAGAAGAGATTGATACTTCTGTTGCCGTTCAGTATATGCATGACATGACGGGCGTACAAGTTACGCCTGAAATGATTGTTGATATGCTGTCTGGGTCTGACATAATAGGCACAGCGACGGTTGATACGATTTCGTTTGGATCCGAGCTTGCTATTGACGTAGGTGACGAAGAATCCGCTCGTGATGCGGTTCGCAAAAAAGCTTCACAATTTGCAAAAAAAGAAATGAGGTAGTGTATGCGCCTGGGCTTCAGTGCTGACGAGCTTGACAATGTAAAGCCGTATAGTGCGATGTTGATGGATGACTTGAATGTTGCTGAGAAGATGATTCTCGATGCGCATCATGCAGGAAACCGTTCGGTAGTAATTGACTCGGGCACGCACCTCACTGAAACGTCTGGTTTTATTGAATCAGTTAACATCTTAAATGGCGGCAAGAACCTGTCGCCTATCCCCGCTAAAGTACAAATCGAACACTCTGTCGGTTACGGCGCCAAGTTTAAAGTGAACGTTGATAGCTACGGTGCCATAACTAGTGTGGATGTAGTAGAGCCTGGATCAGGTTATTACCCTGTTTTAGCCAAGGCTTACCCGCCGGTCCGTTTTACGGAGAACGAACATACGTCGGCTGAGTTTACTGTAGTCGCTAGCGATACTGGCGCAGTACTAAAGGTGGTGCCTACTAAAGCAGGAACCGGGTACACTGTTGGTTCTGATATTATTATAGATCACCCAAATGGTTTCGGCGCTTCGGCGCAAATATCCGAGGTTGATTCTCAGGGAGGCATCCTGAGTGTAAGTGTATCTGCACCCGGTACAGGCTATTCGCCACGCTTACCTAGTATTGTTGTTTCCCACCCAGCAGGCAAAGGATTTGTAGCAGGCGCCATACAGACTGAAAATGGTCGCATAAAGTCGATAGCAGTAAAGAGTGGCGGGTCTGGTTACAGTCCTATCCAGTGCCGTGTGCGCATGTCTAGTCGTACAGGATCCGGTGCAAAGCTTAAGCCCTTGTTTTCGGCTGCGGGTGAAATTATAGGTGTTACCTTGTTATCAGGTGGCAGCGAGTATTCAGTGCATGATACAATTACCGTTACCCCGAGTGAGTTCCATACAAACCCTGTACCAGCTATTTTAGAGCCTGTTGTAAATGTTAGCACGCCAACATCTACACCTTACTGGCAAGCATACAGGAGTCCTGTGAAGTCCCAAGAAAGAGACTTTGTTTACAGATTTATAAGTATTTTAGAGGCTGCAAAATTTACTGTTAATGTAGTAACCAATCCGAGAACACTCAACACACTAAAAATAACAATAAGTTGGTGATATATGATAGAACGTCCTGTCCTTGAGAGCCGGTTCGATTACGGCTCCGTAGAACGGGTTCTTGTTGATAGAAAATGGCGCTATGGCCCTGAAGGCCTTGCGCTCCCCGCAATAACAAGAATCCTTAACGCAACCAAAACAGAAGAATCCAAACAAGCACTTGAAGATTGGAAAGCGCGAGTAGGCGAAGAAGAAGCCGAACGCATTTCAAAAGAGTCAACAGGAATCGGTGATGCAATGCACGCCAATTTAGAGAACTGGCTCCTTGATACCGGCAAGGATCAAGAAGGCGCTTATTTGGCTAAACTCCTCACTAAACTAATGCAACTTGAAATCAATAAACATTGCGACGAAGTATGGGGCGTAGAAGTACCTGTATACTTGCCTGGCATGTACGGCGGCATATTGGATATGTCTGGTGTGTGGCGCGGTAAGCGTTCCGTTATTGATTTTAAAAATAGCAGAAAGCCTAAGCGCAAAGAATGGATAGAAGATTATCGCTGTCAGTGCGGTGCTTACGGCATTGCACATAACGCATTATTCAATTCAGGTATCGAACAAGCAGTTGTTTTGGTTGCGTGTTGGGAGACAGGCACGGTACAAGAGTTTGTTTTTTCTGGCGACGAGTATCGAGAATGCGAATCTCTTTGGGTGTCGAAATTAGATGAGTATTACTCGACTAATCCGCTTCCTTCCAGTTAAATAATACTACTATTTGAAGGAATAACGATGAACCCAACTACTACTATTAAGGTGGCTAGGCAAACGAACCTACGCGGCCGACAAGTTGATCTACCTCAACCACTTGCTCCAGGCGAATTCGGCCAGTGCGTTGATACTCAACGAATCTACATCGGTGGTGATCCTGCGTATACGCCACCGGGCATTAACTATCTTGGATCTACCGAGGCACTAACTGGACAGAACTACCTAGAAACGCGCTTTATCCCTGTTCGTTTAGTAGAGGGAACAACCAAAGCTGACTTGGAAAACGAGTTCGGTTCTATGGTATCTGACCCGGCTACTGACATTAGGTTTAACGTGGAAACTGCGCTTATTGTTCTCCCTGCAGGCACCACAGCTTCTGAGAAACTAGGCGCTGAAACCACGGTATCGGGCAGCTCATTGATAGAAGAAATTCTAGATACTGAAACGGTTGGATTCACTGTAGAGACCGGCGGTCACGGCGAAGCTTCACTAATAGCAACGGCCATGAACGAGATGTCTAACAGGGCAATAGCCAATGTTCGTCTGAATATAGAGCTGAAGACATCGGTTGACACTGAAACCATTATTGTTACTAGTCCGGGTGAAAACATTTACGCGCCGTTGCGTTGGACATTGCCGCCAACTGGATCCTTTTTGGATTTTCCAGACGGCGGACTAATATTCGAAACTACCGAGAGTGACGTGTTCACGTGTGAGTATTCACTTGAAATGGCAGACGGTGGCGAAACGTATTTCAGTTCAGGTATAATTTCCGCCCACTTAAGTCCGTTAACCCAAACTGGACAAGTTTCAACGCAAGGACCGTCCGTAAGAGTACCCGATGGCTTATCTGGCTATGTTACGTTTTCGGTGGACTTTCTTACGCCTGACAGGGCGGTGTGGCGCTATAAGAACACATTTAACGCAGACGCCAAGCTTTCAATGGTTATAAGGCGATTTGCTTCAAGAGATTAAACAGGGGTGCGTATGACACATACAGATTGGACTCAACTTGACTTTGAAGATTTTATGGCACTGTGGCGCAAAATGCGTGTTGACCTGCCTGTACTAAGCGCTGAAGAATTAGGTTCTCATTTGCGTGAAAAGTTTGCAAGGTTTCCTATCGAGACGGGCAAAACACTAGATCCCTATTCCCCGTCTAACTGGCCTAGTCCGTGGGAGCAGATTACTGATAGTCTGTTCTGTTCCTGTGGCTTAGGCGTATTTCTTTACTACACAATAAGTCTTTCAGAATCGTACGCCGACGACGATTTCGGGATTTATTACGTAGAAAAAGAAGGCTATGACAGGATAGTCATCGTAAATAACACACATGGTTGGTTTATAGATACACTGACTTATGATGGCGGTACGGTGTCTGACTTGCAAGTAGGAAAAATACTTGCCTCTTACAGTAGTCAAGACCTACCGAGATACAATAACTAGCGAGACGAAAATGACAGAAGAGATCCGCATTAAGAAGCGTGACGGTTCACTCGAGCCCTTCAATATCGAGAAAATCCACAAAGTAGTACAATGGGCATGTAACGGCTTAACCGGTGTTTCGCCATCACAAATAGAACTTAAATCAAAGCTTTACTTCTACGACGGGATGGAATCGCAAGCGATTCATAAAACGTTAACTAAAACCGCAGCTGATTTGATCACTCCGGAAGACAGTAACTATCAATACGTTGCGAGTAAGTTGGTGAACTTTAACTTGCGTAAAGAAGTATACGGGCAACCCGAGCCGTGGCACTTGCGTAAAATTGTTGAGCGCAATATCACGCTGGGATGGTACACTGAAGAACTTAAAGAGTGGTACAGTGACGAAGAGTTAAATTATCTTAATAAAATCATTAAACATGACCGCGACTATGATATTAGTTACGCTGGTATGGGGCAGTGGTTAGGTAAGTATTTGGCACAAGATCGTGTGAAAGAAGAGCACTTTGAAACCCCGCAGGTGGCTTATGTGTTGATCGCTGCTACGTTGTTCCATGATTACCCCGCAGACACTCGTATGAAGTTTGTTAAGGACTACTACGATGCATTGAGTAAATTTAAGATTAGTGTACCGACACCGGTTCTAGCGGGCGCCAGAACACGCGAAAAGCAGTTCAGTTCTTGTGTACTTATTGAGTCAGCGGATAGCTTGGATTCAATTAACGCAACATCGTCTGCCATTGTAAACTACGTTTCACAGAAAGCGGGCATTGGTATTAACATCGGTCGCATTCGTCCGGTTGGTACTAAAGTACGAGGCGGCGATGTCGAGCATACTGGCGTTATCCCGTTCCTTAAGTATTTCCAGGCAGCACTTAAGTCTTGTTCGCAAGGCGGGGTACGCGGCGGCTCTGCTACTGTGTATTATCCATACTTCCATGGCGAAGTAGAAAACCTTCTTGTTGCTAAAAACAACAAAGGGACTGAAGAAAGCCGCGTGCGTCATGTAGACTACGGTATTCAGTTTAACAAGCTAATATATGAGCGTGCACTAACCGGTCAAGATGTTACCTTGTTTAACTCAAGTGAAGTGCCGCAGTTATGGGACACGTTTTACTCGGGCGATAACGATGCATTTGCCAAGCTTTACTGTGAGTTAGAAAAGTCACCTAAAGTTACGTACAAGCGCAAAGTCAACGCGTATGAGTTAATGTCGCAGTTTCTAGATGAAAGACAAAACACTGGTCGAATTTACTTGCAGAATATCGATCACTGTAATACTCACAGCTCGTTTGACCAAACCAAACACCCTGTGACTATGTCTAACTTGTGTGCTGAGATTACGTTGCCTACTAAGCCTTTTGAGTCACTACATGATGAATCAGGCCGTATTGCGCTTTGTACGTTATCGGCGATTAACTGGGGTGTAATTAATAAGCCCGAAGACTTTGAGAAACCGTGTGACTTAGCTGTTCGCAGCCTTGACGCGCTGTTATCATACCAAAACTATCCGGCTATCCAGGCTGAGCTTTCTACTAGAGAGTTTAGAACTTTGGGTATAGGTATCAACAACTTAGCATACTTCCTTGCTAAGAACGGTACCGGGTATACACAAGAGTCGGCGCTAGAGTTAGTTGACGAGTATATGGAAGCAATGAGTTTCTACATCATTAAAGCTTCTGTTCAGTTAGCTAAAGAGAAAGGCGCGTGTGAATTATCGCATGAGACCAAGTACGGACAGGGTTTATTCCCGTGGGAAACTGCGCATAAAAACGTTAATGACTTGGTGCCGTTGAACTTACGCATGGACTGGGAATCGCTGCGCACTGATATGAAGAAGTACGGTGTTCGTAATGCTGCGATGATGGCATGTATGCCGAGTGAGTCTTCTAGCCAGCTTATTAACGCTACTAACGGTGTTGAGCCACCGCGTGGTTTTGTTAGCGAAAAGTCAAGCAAACACGGTGTGTTTAAGCAAGTAGTGCCTGAGTACAACAAGTACAAAAACAAGTACGAACTGTTATGGGATCAAGAGTCGCCGCGTGGTTACTTGTCTATTATGGCTGTGTTACAGCGCTACATGGATCAGACCATATCCGCTAACACAAGTTATAACCCGTTACACTTCAAAACTCTTGATGCTAATGGCGGCGAGATGAAGAGTAAGATTCCACTTACTACGTTGATTGAAGACTTGTACTTCACTTACTCTCACGGCGTTAAAACGTTGTATTATGCGAACACGTATGATGCAAACGAAGGTGACGGCACTGAGAAGAAAGACGACGTTGAAGAGCCGTTACCGGTTGAGATTATCGACGACGATGACTGTGAAGGGTGTGTACTGTAATGAATATTGAAGCACTATCCAATATGACAGCCAAAGAGTTGGGCAGTGCGGCCAATAAAAACATGCAGGAGGAGTTGCTTATGGCAACTCCGTTTTTACCGGAGAGTGCGACTTGGACTCAAAGGAAATGGCATGTAATAAACGAAAGCTATGAAGCGGTGCTATGTGACGATTGTGACAAGCACGCTAAGTGGTCTGGCCGTGGCTATTCAAAGTACTGCGGCGGTGATGTGTGTAACACACCTAGCGAGCCTATTAGTGACATTATTGATAAGGAAGTTAGTGAAAAGATCACCTTGCCTTATTTCGAACAAATTGTCGCATATATGCGTCGTTTAATAGGTGATGAAAACATAGTTATAGACGAAAACAAAGTCGGCTATAAGCAAGGCAACTACCGCGGTATATCCGCTAAACCTGCGCTTGGGTACTTACATGTGAGTGAGTACGACTGGGTTAAGAAGAATTCGCTGTCTATGAGCTTCATAAACAGAGAATACGGGGCTCATAAGGGCCATGTGCATCCTAACTCCATTAAAGTAGTTAACGTGCCTGTCGGTTTATACAGAAGCTTTTTCAACAAGTATAGTTTTGACGATTCTACTGTTGGTAAGACCTGTATAGGGCTCTATAGTGGCACTGAGCTTATAGCCGCTGTGCTTTTTGACTACGAAAATGAAGCGCAAGGGAAGTGGCGGATTATAAATAAAGCAATAAAAGTAGACAGACACGTAGATGCCGCAATAACTCGCATCACTGAATACTTTAAGGCGACTTTTTTCCCTAAAGAAATTAGTTTAATCCTGAACCCTTACAAAGACAATGTGCAAGCCTGGGAGAACCGCGGGTTTATGCAACATGAAGATCGATACATTTGGAAGAGTAAATGAAGTCAGTATATAACCTCGACAACGTAAAATCCAACGTGCAGTGCAACACGTTCTTGGATGCAGACAATGACGGCGTGACAGTTGCGCGGTACGATAAAATTAGATACAGTACAGTTCAGCGTATGACTGAACAACAAGTGGGCTACTTTTGGCAGCCGGAAGAAGTTGACTTGAGTAAAGACGTTCGTGACTTTAAAAAGCTCACACCAGCTGAGCAACGTATCTTCACGTATAACTTGCGCAGACAAATCTTGTTAGATTCAATTCAAGGACGCTCGCCTAACTTAGTGTTCTTACCGGTTGTTACCTTGCCTGAAGCAGAAACGTTTATCGAGACGTGGAGTTTCTTTGAGTCTATCCATAACAGATCATACTCGCACATTATCCGTAACGTGTATTCCGATCCAGGCGAAGTATTTGACGGCATTAACAACATCCAACCAATTGTTGACTGTGCTAAGTCAATTGCCAAGTACTATGACGTGCTTGATTATAACAATTGTTATGTGCGCGTACATGGCTATGATGATAACCTTAGTCTTTATGAGCACAAGAAGTCACTATGGATGGCACTAAATGCAGTAAACGCACTTGAAGGCATTCGTTTTTATGTGTCGTTTGCGTGCTCTTGGGCATTCGCTGAACAGAAGAAAATGGAAGGTAACGCCAAAGTTATTAAGTTTATTTGCCGTGACGAAAATATCCACTTAATGTTCACCCAGAACGCTATTAAGACACTGCCTAAAGAAGATCCGGACTTTGCAAAAATACGTGAAGAAACCCGCGACGAGTGCAATGCGTTGTTTGTGGAAGCCATCGAGCAAGAAAAAGAATGGGCTAAATTCCTGTTTGAAGAAGGCTCAATGATAGGCTTAACTGAAGGCCTTTTATGTAACTATGTTGAGTGGATTGGCCATAACCGTATGCGTGCTATTCAACTAAACAGTCCGTATTCTCCAGGCCAAGCTAACCCGCTACCGTGGACTACGAGCTGGATTGCCGGCAAGACACGCCAGGCAGCACCGCAAGAAACAGAACTTGAATCTTACGTTATTGGTGAGATTGACAAACGTGTGCCTGAAAACTTTATGAAAGATTTGGCATCCAAAATAAAACTATAAAAAGGAAACACACATGCTCATACAGCCTACATACTCATTGAACGAGACACCTGGAAAAATATTCATGTTCCAAATGTCAAATGGCGCTGAAGTCATTGGCAAAGTAAAGTCTGTGGACGACAGTAGTCTTATAATAGAAAAACCCATCCGACTTGCGATACAGGGACAAGGACAAATTATGCCGTTTAGCTACGCAATCGGCAACCCGGAGGCAGACACCGTTGTATTCATGCGCCATGCATTGACGTCGTACTATTCACCTTCCAAAGACATGGAAGAAATGTACATTCAGAATACAACTGGTATTGAACTCGCCTAATAGCCGCAAAAGGTGAAAATATCGTAAATACTCCTAGTAATACACAATATTTAGGGAGTTTTACATGGCGAAGAATGCCTTTGAAATCCGTACAGACATTTTGGAATTAGCTACTAAGATTGTTCTTGCCGGATCTAAAGAATCAGAAAAATGCGAAGTAGAAGAAGTACTTAAAGTAGCAAACGAGTTGAACAAATTCGTAAGTGAAAAAAGTGATTCATCCTCGCGATAAAGTACCGCAGTAGAAAGCGCTCATATAAAGGGCGCTTTTTCATTTCAAACAAACCGCACAAAATTAAATATCTAGACTTTTGCGTAATACTAATATAGAATTGATGTAATATTTCTATAAAAGTAAAACGCCATGATTAAATTGTCAGAACCGATATTTGTGGCTGACCCTATTATTGATTTAATAGGCGAGGCTGCCCCGTTGTATACCGTTATAAACTACGAATCAGTTAGTAAAAAATTCCTGACAAAAGGAATGTGGTGGGTGCTTGATACAAGCCTCCAGGACAAACTTTCCCAAGGCACTGATATCTACCGACAATGGATCGCTTATGTATTAGAAGATATTATCACCGAAGCGACCAGTGTTAGGTACGATATAGTATGTGATGCAGAAGAAATAACAGCTATACCGGGCGGCGAGGTTTTCCGTAGCTCTTTCCATTGGCGCAAGGGAGGACCAAACAATAGTGGGTCACGTCCAGAAGCCTTAGCAATCGGTAAGGTTGCCATACAAGTAGACGATAATAATCACCTGCACAAAACAGATGGGCCTGCGGTCCATGCTAAATTTTTCCATTGTCTGGAAGGAGAGTCTAACGTTTTTGACTACGAGTACAGTATGTACATGTTGCACGGCATGCCGCACCGTTTAGACGGGCCTGCGATTGAGGTCAAGATATTTGATCCTCTAACACAGGAATATATTCTTCATATTGAAGTATGTGCAGTTGCCGGAAAACTACACAACGTAGGTGATGTACCTGCGATTCATATGAATAAAGGTGATTACACACTTAAGCTGTTCTTTGAAAACGGTACGTTAGTGTCGGGATCCAGAAGTGACGAATACGGTAATGTGACTATAGATACTACCCGGCACGGGTTTGTTGTATCCGAAGCAAACGTTGACTCTGCTGCCGTAGACGGCGTAGTCCACTTTGATAAGACAGGCGATCTGCATAATCCGGTAGGCCCTGCTGTTATAACTCCTAGAAGCGCCAGTTATTACCTACATGGCAAAGAAACAACATTTGAAGCAATGTGTTCGTTAGGGCTGGTTACTAAAACTGAAGAAATAATGATTGCGCTATCACACGGTGAGGTGGTTTCATGAGATACGACGAACACGCGCTTGTGACATATACGCCCGCGTTTTACCGGACCGGGATGCCTAACAATATAGATCATCATTTGTTAGAGATGGGATTGAAAAACGACGGCGCTATCTATATGGAAAGCATTTCGGATCTTATACGTAAGACGAATGATTCTGGTATCGGGAGAAGGATAAAGACACTTGCTCTGCACTACCGTGGAGGCCCTGACAACCGCGAGTACTTGAACGATGTGGAGGACTTGGCGCTGACTATTATTGAAGCGCTAAGTGTGCACCCACTATTTCTTGGTATGTTTATGCTTAAAGACTCAGATCTTGACGCTGATTGGCTTCAACGTTTCGAGGTCAATAAGGTAGGCGAAGACTTAAACCAAGTCGTTATTTATTCTGACTTCAGAGGTTACAAATCCCACTACACTGAGTTCTATTGTACTGATAGAGCTGAGATAGTTACGCCGGAAGACGACAAACCTGCGCTAGTTATACGCGCTGCTAAAGGTCTGTCGATAGGCACTAATACTCGCTTGTCGATATACCTGAATCGTTTTGGTAAATTACACCGTGATGGTGATCGCCCCGCGCTAGTATTAAATGATCGTGACGGATACCGAAACTTTATTATATGCGCACGGGATGGCGAGTTACATCGCAACCATGATGAACCTGCGCTTTACGGAACGTCGAGAGACTTTACCTTGTCAGTTCACGCACGTGACGGCCACATACATAACGAACAGGGTCCTGCCATTGATTATAATGTTAAGAGAGAAGAATCATACACCTCTTATATTGTGAACGGCAAGCCTAGAACATCTACCCCGTCGGCTGCGCATGTTTACCTGACAACAAACCTGCTTACTCATTATTACTTAGATGATAATTTTGAGATACACAACGAGTACGGTCCTGCTATTAAAAGTAGCAACGCGGGCAAGTCTGTTATGCGGGTGTACGCAAGGCATGGACACAAAATGTCTGGTAAAGAAGAGTGGCTAATGCGCTCAAAAATGACAGAGGCCGAAAAGGGGCTATACGTGCTAGGAGAAGACCTCGATGATTAAATTGCCCGACATGCGAAATTTAGTGGTTGGCCGCTCCGGCGTGAACCAAGTAGCAGTTGTCCTGACACGTCTTACAGACGCACATACACAAGAACATCGTTACGGGTCGAAGATATTGGGGTTCGTCAGTGCACTGGCACGCGGCGAAGACCTCGAATCAAGCAGAGTCATAACCGGGTGTTGGCAGGTTTACGAGTCCAAAATAAAGCCGTATTTTGCTAGTACTATATTCATGAATAGTATTGATATGGACAAATATCAGCCAACTAAGCATTATACAAAAGACGGGGTCGCGTATTGTAAGTTTGAAGACTTGAGCGAGACCTCAACGACAGCCGTTTATGAGTTGACTGTCACTGCCGAACATGCGACCTCGCACGACTTAATCCGTGTTGACGTAAAAGGCGACATTAAAAACAAATATGGCGCGAAACACGGCTTTACGCATGCTACTTTTTACATCGATACAACGACTGGGCTCTTAAGTGACTTTGGCGAAACCCCGGCACTGGCTATGCATGTGATGCGTAACGTGAATTTAAACATGTATACTAACTGTATCGCGGTCTACGCAAAAAACGGTGTCATAAACGACAACGGTGACCGCCCGGCTTTTACAACAAAAGTATATTTTGATAAAGATAGCAAAAAGATAATAGATATTTCGGTGAGCATCGAAGATAGGCAGCTTAGTAAAAAAGGCTTTGAGTCTACGTTTGTGAGTAGTGGTGATGTTATTGAGACTGCCAGGTGCTCGTATGTAGATGACAAGTTCGGATGGAAAGTGACACTAGATAGTGACCCTAATTACTGGTTACTGATTGATCACAATATGGATGTGGGGTCTAAATACTATCCGGGGCTCGTAACTGAACAAGACACCCATTATATAATAAAGAATCAGGTGGTAACGCCGTCTGAGTTCGTAAAACAATGTAACTTAAGTGATGAGGAAAAAGCTATGATAATTTTGGGTGAGACCCAATGAAGGGTATCTTAGCGTCAGTATTTGAAATACCCGCATCTATCCGTGACACCTCTACGGTACCGGATGTGCTGCCCGTGTTAAAGACCGTACTCGACATTTCTGGTAAAAACAACGCATCGCATGCAGTGCATATATCTGCTTTCGATGAAGTGGCCGAAACACTTGTACCCGATGGCACTTATAGCGTAAATGAGGTTGTTTTTGCAGCAAAGGAAAACGCACTAAGACTTTTCGTATCGACAACCAATAGACTATATTCCAATGCGGAAGACAGAA